CTTACAGGCAGAAAATAACGACCTTCGCAGAGCAGCTTCACAGGATCGTCAGAGCGCACTGCTTACAACTCAGATGGCAGCTCAGACACAGCAGATTATCAATGCAGTAAATCCGTCTGCTATTCCGGCATATGTCGTACCTAACCCAAATGCTTATGCATATGGATGCGGATGCAACACAGGATGTGGCTGCTAAAACTAAATAATTGAGTATCTTAATTGAGTTTAACTCAATCATGTCTGCTATGCAGTATTACTTATAACCAAAGGGCAGACTATAATGTTTGCCCTTTTGCACATTGAAAACAGAATATTAAGTTGATGGATTTTTAAAGTCGTGGTACAATTTTCAAAAAAGAAAGGAGTGCCAAAATGGTTATTTTCAGAGAGCACAGAGGCGGATTATCTGAATCCATAGAAACGGCAAGGGAATTTGAAAACTTTGATGATATGAAAAAATACATATATCAAATTCATAAAGACTTTTGCCAAAAGATAGGAGTAGAAAATGCACCATTTGAAATATCAGACATTGTAATTGACCATACTTCAAAAACAGAAGATACGAGAACGAATTGGCACGATACAATGTATGTTTGTGTTAAACGATACGGAAACGAAGATTATATTGAAAAATATGGAACTCCGCAATGCATAGGAATGTGTGCTACAGACTACAAAAAATAAATAATGGATTTTCAAACCATCAACTAATATTCAGTTGGTGGTTTTTTATTTTGTGAAAGAGAGGTAAAAATAATGGAAGTAACAGGAATTGCATTACAAACCGTTGCCGCTGGAGAAGATGTGGCATTCACAGAAACGGCAGTAAACGGAACAAAATGTATCGTACACAGACAGGGAAGCGGAATTATCAAGCTAAGAGGTATCACAAATCAGTGCAAGGCTAGATTTTTGGTATCGTATTCCGGCAACATTCAGATACCGACAGGTGGCACAGTTGGAGAGATTTCGCTTGCAATCGCGGTTGATGGAGAACCTTTGCAGTCAACAAAGATGATCGTAACGCCAGCCGCAGTAGAGAATTTCTTTAATGTATCAGCACAGGCATATGTTGATGTGCCTTGCGGTTGTTGCAGTACCGCAGCCGTGCAGAATACATCTACGCAGGCTATCGAGGTACAGAACAGTAATTTGATTGCAGTAAGGGAGGCTTGATATTATGCATAAGTTTGCGAAACAGATTATGGATTGCGTGAAAGCCCACGTTGACGGCATCGGAATTGAGAATTTTGAGGGGCAAAACCTTGATGATCTCAAAGATTGGACGGAGATTGCAAAGAACATTGTATGCTTCGACAAGGACTATAACATTGTTGAAGCCATGAAAAAGTCTGAAGATGAAGAAATCATGCGCATGATGGAAGAATTTGGGGATTATCCGGAAAGAAGATACTACAATGAGTACCGGTACTCAAACGGAAGATTTGCACCGAAAGGGCGTGGAACACGCAGAGGATATGTAGAACCACCATATTACCATCAGATGCCGGAAGATTACCACGAATGGGAGAGAATGCCGGAATACGACCGAATGAGAGACCTTGACAGAATGAGTATGGGAAAGATGTATTATTCAGAGCCTATGAGCGGAAATAATGGCATGAGTACCGGTACTCACGATGCAAGAGAGGGCAGAGCCGGTATGAGCCGGAGAAGCTACATCGAAACGAAAGAACTGCACCACGGAGATTCCGCGGCTGATAAGGACGCAAAGATGAAAGAACTCGAAAAGTACATGAAATCTCTTTCTGAAGATGTGACAGAACTGTTTTCTGGTATGTCCCCGGAAGAGAAACAGTTGACCAAGACAAAGCTGACTACGCTTGTCACGAAAATGTAATAGAGAGGGCATTTTGCCCTCTTTGTTTGTGAGGTGGTAAATTGTTCACGATAAACAATGAAATGTGGAATTTGGTCAAAGTATCGCGTTACAGCGATATGCTACAGAGAAGCGATGGAAGCAGAACGGTAGGCATGACCGACAGAGACACGAAAACGATATATCTTGCGGATGATCTACGCGGGAGGTTCCTTGACCGTGTGTTATGTCACGAATTATGTCACGCATTCTGTCTTTCGTATAATGTATACATGGATATTGGCACCGAGGAAATTGTAGCAGACTTTTTGGCTACATACGGAAGAGAAGTATTTGAAATAGCAGACAGACTATTGATTGAACTTATGGAGGTTGTTGCATAATGGATAAAATTTCAGAACTCTTGCAGTACGTGCACCGGACGAATCCGGAAATGACTAGGGAAAAGCTGATAGAAGAGCTGAGTAAAAGTGACTATGCGGCTCGGTCTTTGATTTTTACGAAAGAAAACATCGTTGCGCTAGGGCAAAAATAAATCCGGCGGTTTGAATCGCCGCCGGAATTGTGTCAGACTTTCGGAATGTAAGAACCTTTCATTATTTCTATAGCGAGTTTCGCGCCTTCCGTCATGTAAAAATCATTATTCTTTGCACAGCAACTAAAAAGCAGTTCCTCGAACTCTGAATATAAATTTTCACTTAATAACCCTTTTAGCTTCTCTGTTAAGGGTGAGAAGTATTCAACAAAGGCATTTCCGGTTTCATTGTCAAGCTGACTTGAACATACAATTTTAATAAATTCATCCATTTTAGTAGTCTCCTTCTTCTGTTAATAAATAGTTGATATATCCTGTCGCAAGTCTGGCAAGGCTTTTACTGCCATCCAACAAATCCAATTTGTACTCTGGTCTATAGCCAAACCTCTGCACATAGAACTTTTCTTCAAGTTCTAAGTCGTAAATGTCAGATAGCTCCACGAGAATCTTGTGATATAAAAATTTTCTCGTCCACCCAAACTGTTCCATGATAATTTTTAATTTCCAATTATTTTTTCTGAACCACGCTCCGCGTGATGCGTCCAATTGCTGTTTTGAAATGTAACAATCTGCAAATAGGTCATCATTTTTCGGCAATGCCGCCTGTGGTTTCTTTATGGCTTTCTCCATATCGTTAAAGCGTTTCACGTATCGGGCAGTAAATACGATGCCTTTTTCTCCGTTGAATTTGTTCGCAAGAAAATCACATCCTAACTTGGTTACTTTGTAGCACTTGTTTTCTTTTCCGGATTCATCTTTATAGGTAGACGGAATGAAATAATCACTCGCACCTAAATTGTGGTGAGTCAAAATTTCAATGATTCCTGCAGTATGTTTTCCCCTTACATCCTGTCCTTCCAATTTTCTTAAAACTCTGTCGTGACGCATTTCCATCATTTCTGCAATCTCTAAAGTAGTGATGGTTTGTTCTATTTGTGCCATATTTGTGCCCCTTTCTGTAACTTATCAATTACTGTTGTAACTCTTTAATTACATTATACGGTTTATTTTGTGATTGTCAAGTATTGTTTGTAATTAAATAATTGAATAATAAATTTATTTATGATATTATTGAAACACGTCAAGAGAGAGGAGGCGGTACATTGTTTGCAAAAATCGTAAAACATACGCTTATTGAAAAGGAATTAAGAGTGACCGATCTAGCAAGACTTATTGACACCAGCTCACAAAATCTTTCGCAAAAAATGAAACGTGACAACTTTTCAGAAAAGGAAATGCGGCAGATTACAGATGCATTGGGGCTTGATTTAGAAATTGTAATGAAAGAGAAGAAATAAGAAAACCCGCCTAACTGGCGGGTTTTTGATGAAAGAAAATTTTTCCCGCGCCCCAAAAAATATTTCGTAATTTTTTTGTACCCCCCTGGGGTAGCGTTTTTTGGGTCAAGATTCCATTTTCACGGATTCTCAAAAACGTGTAACAAACGTGCAATTATCTGCAACATTCCGCAAATAACACAAATGCACTATATGTTATGCCATATATAGATAATTCATTGATGATATTTGATGATATTGCCGATCACAGGCAAACGCCAGAAGACGCTTGCCCGGCTATAGTTACAATCTAGCATAGACCGCATTTTACCACTTGTCAATATACTTTTTCCCGTCGTACCGGCTGTAAGTGTGCGTTATGTTTTCCGGTCTTTGCGTGATCTGTAGCCAGTCACCGCCACGCTGGGCGGTTATTTTGATTTTTGCAGATTCAACCCATTCCACGCCTTCAAACTTGGAATAGCCGCACGTTTTGCCGGATATTTCCGGATAGCCAAGAGCAGACACCCGGCGCAAAATTTCCCTTTTACCGATATACTCATATTTTGCCATTTTTGCCACCTCCAGACGTTCCACGCTCGCTCATGCATATGTTTATGCATCCATCGCGCGTTAGCTGGTTAACGATCAGCCACGCTTGTAAATCTCCATACGCCACGCGGTGCACAGCTTGCCCATTAAAATCCGCTTTAATGTCGTAGATCATAGGCTTTATACCTCCTTATATCATGTTTGCTTGTCAATGTGCGCGTGAGTACCAGTACTCACGGAACCCACGCCGCCGGAATCGAACCGGTACGCAACGCCACCAGGCACGCGGAAAAGGGCGGAAGAGTACCGCCGGTAGTGATCCGGCGTGCATCCTCTGCGGCGGTTGGTTACTTTACATAAACTCGTACATAATTCTTGTTTTTGTTGTATGAGTAGCTTTTTACTTGCATATTGTCAAATTCATTCCCGGTTTCTGCGCCGTAATTTGCGCAGATCAATTTATTGTTTTCGCCGTATATTCTCCACGGTACACGGCAGGCGTTCCAATCACATTCCATAAATAATTCGTATAGCGTTCTTTTCATGGTTTCAAGTCCTCCATATTCTAAATTTTTCCGGTTGCTCCGGGTAAAAGCAAGCCGGGGAATCGAACCCCGGTAAACGCCGCCGCTTGCCTAACTTGCTAAAATCTGCCGTGCTGTATTAAATACATAGAGCCGGTTGTGGCTGTGGTGCTTAAAATCTCCATTTTCAACAATCACGCGCCCGGTATTCTCATATTTCAGGCTTACAACAGTTAAATATTTGTCTAACAGTTCATCCGGGCACTTTAGGCACTCTATAGCGTTTTCTATGGTGCTTTTCTTGCTATTCCAGTAAATGCCCTCAATTCGTACACCTTTTTCTTTTTCCAATTCGTCAAATTCTTTCATCAATTCTGCTTTTGTCATACGATCAACCATCCTTTCATTATTCAAAAATGAACCCGTAGCCGCTAGTTTGTGCGGCTCTCTGAAATTCTTCTTTTCCGTACTTTTGATACATCTTTTCAAGGTTCGCGGAAATGTCAAATCCTGCAAGTTTTAACTCAAACAATATTTGTATTTTGTCATCCATATTTACCATCCTTTCATTGTGTGCTTGTCTCATCAGTGGCAAGGTTGCAACCCTACACCAGACCGCCAAGCGGCGGTTTCGACTATTCGCAAATTCTGCGGAAAATTTCAATTGTGAGTTTTGCGGCGGCTCTTTTTCTGTCTGCTGTATAGCCTTTGCGCTTGCTTTTTAATGCTTTTTCTGCTTGTTCAAGGTTTCCAACTCCCCAAGATGCCGCTTTATCAAGTTTTTTCCATTCATCCGGTGCAACTTTTACGGCTTTAAGTGTTGCCGTGTTGATCTCGTAATTGTCTTTTTCTTCTGGGTGCAAGTCTTCGCAAACCGGAATATATTCATGTGTTCCCATGTTTTCACCGATATTCCAGACGAAAAAGCCAACCGGAATTTTTTCCACGATTTCAAAAATATCAGTTTTTTCACAAAGTGAAGAGGTACTATAGATTTTATTGTTTTCAAATTTTAACGTTTTCATATTTTCCCTTTCTGGTCTGCCATCATCAGAGCCGGGCGACCATCCCGCGGCTGACGCTCCAGATCGGAGCGTTTCGGCTATGCTATGCAGATTTCAAATACATTGCCTTGGACGTGTTCAAAATCGACTTTTTCAAAAATGCCGATTCCGTAAAAGTCGGCTGTGAGTTCCCCGAAGTGGTTATACTCAAACGCGATTCCGTTCTTTTTCAGTTCGTTGATCGCGTCACCGTTCTTTGTTGTTTCCCATGTAAAACGCATTCCCGTCTTTCTCATGTTTAAGCCCTCCCTATAAAATTTCCGAAATCTGTAAAATCTGTGCTTCGCTCAAATGATCAATAACAACGTTTCCGTTTACGTCGCTCAATTCGTATTCATCTGGAAGAGTAGCGAAACCGTCAAACTGGTTCGAAATATAATAACCTTTGCTTTCTAATAATGTTTCTGCCGCTTTCATATCTTTCATGTTGTTTTCCTCGCTTTCTGTGCTTCATTTGATACTTGTATTATACAGAAATTAGGCACTAATGTATATAGGCAAAACATACAAAATTAAGCACTAATATCATATTAGAAATTATGCATTATTATTAAGCACTAATTAAGTATTGACAATTAAGCACTAACTATATATAATGTAAGAAAAAATACGGAGGTGTAGGAATATGGACGAAAACACAAAAGCGGAAAAGAACAGACAAGCGGTTAAAAAATGCATGAGCAATAAAGATAGAATAAACATTATATTGCCACTTGGAACAATAGAAAGAATCAACTCATACGGACTAAAGACAAGCGCGTTTGCTAGGGAATTGATTCTTGCGGAACTCGATAAAATGGATAGAATGAAAAAATAATAAATTAAGCACTAATTAAGTATTGACAATTAAGCACTAACTATATATAATGTAATCAGATCAAAGAAATAGAGCACTGAAAGGAGAAGAGAACATGATTAAATGGAAAGCAACAAGCGTGAATGGACTCGTAAAATACGAACAGGAATCAGAAAGCTTCAAAGATCTTTTTGATGAACTGGACGAAAGAGGAATAATTAGTGATCCGGATTTTCCACTTTATGACACGGCACTTTTAGAAAAGTATGGGAAATCGTTTAGTGATAATGACTTTAAAGACGAGACTGGCGAACTTGATTACGAAAAAGTTGAAAATTTTTTGGATGGAAAGAAATTATCTGACAGGGAACTGTATGAATTAATACTTTCCCGGAACGGAGAAGCGTATTATCAAAAATTTATGCGCGAAACCGAAAATCAGATTGTTGAAATTGAGGAATCTGATTTTGATGAAACCGGCAAATACAAGTTTTAAAAATGCCGGTGGATAATCCACCGGCAACAGTCACGTAAATTTGAATAGGTACTAAACCTAATCTTCCAAAACTTACGTGGCTAAGAATAACATATAATAGATCAAAAGCCAAGAAAATATTTTGACAACATTTATATTAACCAGACAAGAGAGAGAGGAAAACATAAAATGAAGAACTACAAAGAGTACGAGAAAAGGTTTATAGGGGCAAGCGATATTGCGGCATTAATACTTGTTGGATGCGACGAAAACGGGTTGAAAACAAGCACTCTTGATTTTGGCGAAGACGGAAGTTATATGGCATACGTCGTTGACGAGGACGCGGAGATAGGTGCACATTATAAAAAAGTCGCTGATTTTAAGCACTGGCTCAAGATTTATGATGACGATGAATTGATATACCGGATTAACGCACAGGAGATAAACATATATCGCGCCGGAGATTTTGGATGTATCATACAGACGATCGGCAAACATTAAAAGAAATCGAGTGGGAAAGATTAAGAATCTGACCCACTCTTTTTCTGTCACTGAGAATATAATTGTTTCAATCCCTGTCCGCCGGAATTGCTGTTGGAACCACAACGGCATGCATCCATGCCGTGCGACATATCTATAGTCTATCATCAGATCGGACAGAACGCAAGTAAATATTTTCAAACAAAGGGTAGCTTTTCCGGCTACCTTTTTCTTTTTGTCATGTCCAAAATCAACAACGCGTCCGGGAATATCTTACAAAATCTCCGAAAAACTGTAAACAACATATAAAACTTTTCTTAAATTTTTATAAACAAGGCTGGTTGTATTAGGTCTTTGATAAGCCACAAAATGATAGAATAGTATCAGTTTTTACAAAAAATCGTCTGACAATCGTATGACATAAGGCGACACAATCGTCTGACGTCGCTTTTTCAGAACTATGTTTCTCTTTCTCTATCTTTTTCTTAATCTTTTAAATTAATAATAATACACTGTATCTAAAGCCTGTAGGTTTATAGTAAGTGTATATCCGCATACGCGCGCGGCGTAAGTATATAATACCACCGTAAAAAATAAAGGCTTGACTTTAAACCCGGAAATAGTGTATACCAAAAGCAGAGAGATTAACAGATTGGAGGTGTGAATATATGCAGGATGTAGAGAGTGTAGATCTTACAAGCCTTATAGTGGATCTAGGTACAGTACAGATATACACATCAACTGTACAGGATTTAATAGACAACGCTTGTATAGAATTTCACATCGAAGATTTACTAAAAGCTGGACAGAGACAATGGAAAGCTGTTATGCAGTATGTTGGTATGCATCTATTCCCTGATACATCGGTACTAAAAGACAAGAGCTTGAAACCTCTTGGTAATGCAACTATACCGACTAATTGTAACAGATATGACAGAGAGGTATTATATAAGCTTTGTGATTATTATATATATCTCTCCAATGTGTATAGCAAGTTGGTAAGTACAGTAGCATTCAGTTATTTTTGTAATATACCAGCCAACACAATGGATATATGGAGTACAGAAGAACCAAGTTCGTTGGCTTTCAAGATGTGGCAAAAATTACAGCGATCTCGTAAGGATTGCATCCTAGATCGTGCGTATGATTCCAACAGCCCTGTAGGCACTATGTTCGTGGGAAATAACGAATTTGGCATGAATCAGCCAGGCATTGGAGATAATGCCACCCAAAGAAGGGCAATCACAGCGCAGGAGCTGCCAAGACTGGACGAGAAAAAGAGCCAAGAATTGCACGCAATTGATACACAATTCACAGATGCAGCGGTAAATAATACGGTTTAAATTGTTTGTGATTATTCTACAATTCACAAATGCAGTAATATCAAGGGTTGTAGCGTTTTAACTATTCGTGAACTATTCGGAAAAGTTAGGTTTTGCGAATAGTTACAAGGGCATGGCATGAATTGTATTAAAACAATTTGATTTTCACACAATGACAACAAAACGAAATTGAAAATATTTTAGATTTCCATGTTTGCAAGAAAAGGATGGGGAGGGGGTCTGACAGAAAGGCCACCGGGCGGCTACTAAGTCCCTTAAATACCTCAAAAAATAAAAAGCCACTTACAACACCCATTGACTTTCATCGTAAATAGGCTATAATAAATTTATAACAATTCACTTTCACGTTGCGAATCGCAACTAAATTTCCAAAAATTTTTTAAAAACAAAAAAGTGTTTCGGACAGGAGAATGACATATGACCGGAAATGAGTACCAGAAATTAGCCATGCGGACGAAAAACCACAAGGCGACAGAAAGAATTTCGGATAAACTCGATTTGCTTAAATTTTGCAAAAAGAACAATATCGCATCTGCGTTGCAAGATTATGACCTTGGCGGCATCTTCAATTCTTGTTTGGGGTTATCTAGCGAGGTTGGAGAATTTAACGACATAATCAAAAAATGGATTTTCCATGAGAAACATCTTAATATTGACCACGCAAAGAAAGAAGCAGGCGATATTTGCTGGTATCTTGCAATGCTTTGCGAATCCTTCGGCTGGAGCCTTGATGAAATCATGCAAATGAACGTAGACAAACTTAAGGCACGTTATCCGGAAGGGTTTGACATTGAAAGAGCAAACCACAGGGCGGAGGGCGATGTGTAATGGCAAGCTGCAGCAATGAGTTGATGAAAACCGAGTATTCCGAAACCTTTGATGAAAAACGCAAAGGATTGATTGAACAGTCGTATTACAAATACGGACCGGCAAGAATGAACTTTTCTACCGGAAATGTGGATGCAATCGAAAGTTTGAAAATGAATCTTTCCAAGTTTGAAGAGACCGGGAATCTTGAATATCTGTGCGACGTTGCAAATTATGCCATGTTCCGGTTCATGTTTCCGCAACAGGGCGAATACTTCAAACATACGAATTCTGATGAATCTGCCGGACTTTTCGGCATGAGCGTGAATGAAATGGAACGGTTCAAACAGGAACACAGCTTCGAGGATGGGGGATATTGATATGATTTTAAAGATAATCGCAACAGCGACAGATGCCCTCGTAATGCTGGGACTTATGAGAGGACAGGTAAAACAAAAAGACAATTCAAACGCAATGGGGTATTTGCTTTCATACGCGATTTTTGCAATGAATATTATGGTCATTTGGAAATGATGGGCTATCGCCAAGCGGTCTATGTTTTGGCTGAAATACGATGCTTGTCTATTGCTCTGCAATAATTTAATTCGGAGTAGAACCATGGAAATAGGCTTGCATGGTAACATTGAGTTGCCGGTGAAATGCTGTAAACCGGATAGTGCAAGGCATAGCACGATAAACATTATTGCTAACCGTCTGATGGCGGTTATGGGGATTTAATTCAGTGGCAGAAGACACGGCTTATATCCGGGTTGTCGCGGGTTCGATTCCTGCAATCCCCACAGGTGATGTTGCCAGTACACCCCTAGTGTGTTTATTACAGAAATGCAGGTGCTAATCAATATACCGGTTAAACTTAGCACAGGTAACTGGATTGAGCGGTTGTCATTCAAAAGATGGCGGTAACCGCTGACTAAAAGAACCTTGCACTTAGTGTAGTGTGGAGCAAGGAAAAACGGAAACTACACGACATGGCTTGTTAGCTGAGATGGATTAGCGACAGACTGAAAATCTGTATAGGGCGGCTCGATACCGCCACAAGCCATTGAGCGGTGTTAGTAGCACCGTGCCATTCTGAAACGCAAGGAATGGTTCGGGTAGGGAACTTCCATGCCCGGCACGTGCAGATATAATCCTAACTGGTAAGGAAACTGTTTGCTAAACAGTCAGTAGCCGGAAACGGTGTTTCGGTTCGAGTCCGAATATCTGCGTTTATCCTTATCTCCACTTAGTCGGGTGCTACTGCAATAGTTCCGGTCGATGGGAGACTTATGGATGGTAGCGGCATAATTGGTAACAGAAAACCCCTCCGTGATTAGAAATTGCAGATTTGAAAGCGGTTGGCATGGTTTTGTCTGACAGGGTTCGATTCCCTGTGTCGCTATTTGATGATAAAAACATTGTGGAATATTTATATCAAACAAAAGACACGGAATCTCACGAGGATTCCGATTTTTGCTATGATTGAGGTGTAATATGTGTGATTTTTGTCGGAATAAAAAGAAAATCATTGATGGTAAAGGAAATTTAGTCCTTTTTGGAGCTGAAAATAACATGATTTTCGACAATAGCGATGGGAAAGAGGTTGCAGGAGCCGTAAAAATTAATTTTTGCCCTATCTGCGGAAGAAAGTTGGTGTGATATGTGTGAATTTTGCGAGAAAAAATTTCCTATCATAACGCATTATGGCAAATTTAAGATTGATAAGTTGTCAAATAAACCTGTAATTACATGCGACTTGAATAAATGTCCGCCCTTTGCGGTGTGTAGTAGTAAAGATATGAATGTTGAAATGGTAATGAAAATAGCTTATTGCCCTATCTGCGGCAGAAGGTTGGTGGAATAGTGACTAAACCGATATACACATATACTTCGATTCACATAAAAGAGGCGTTTCAATTTGAACAGTTGCTTGAAAATATTTTTAAGGGAATGAACGTTTCATATAAGAGAAAAAGTGAGTATATGGAATTTGAAACAGATAAATTCACTTTGATATGCGCGCCTTTGTTTTTAAGCAATTGCTTGCCATACAAGTGGTGCTCATGCCTTATCATTGACCTTGACTATTCAAAACTTCCGTTTGCAGCATATGACAAGGTAGATTATGCGACAGAGAACATTTTGCATGAAATACATCCAGACACAGAAGTTATTGACAAAAACGATTTTATGAAAATTATTAAAAAAATGTACGAGGCATAAGAATGAAACATCAAAAAGAATGGCGCGCTTGCGACAGGTGCGGCGAAGAAATAAAAGTAAAACCAATAAGTGAACTTGAATTTATGCCGATTGGTGATTATTTTACTCCAAGTCCCATTTTTGAAGATGGAAACGTAAGGGGAGAAATCAAAGAGATTCATTCAAACATATTATTTCCGTTTGGCCATACATATGATTTATGCCCTAAGTGCAGGAAAGATTTTGAGGAGTTTATGAGAAATGATCGTTAATATGGGAACCAAAACCTATGAAATGAGCAGCAAACAGGCAAAGGCTATCCTTGGAACGGCTAAGAAACTTGCAAATTGCAACATATACGGCATTGAAAAAGGTAATGTGGTGATTATGCTGAATGAAAAATATGAGGACGATATGAGCCTTAAAAAAGCCGTAGGGGAGTATAAAAAGAAAGGGTTCAAGGTGCATTGGAAATGAAAACACTAGTTGATTTTATCAAAAATTTGAAATCTTTTTATCAGTTTTATAAAGATTATAAATATAACGGTGCTGAATGTGAGTTTATTATCCAGAATTATCAAGAAGTTTTATGTAGCCGAACAAAAACTATGAGCAAGCCGACATATTATGCAAATTCCGTTATCGGAGAGATGGATAGGTGGTATGAAGATTCTTGGAAATCTATGTATAAATGCGAACCATTTGAGCCAGAAGAAGAAAAAATTATGATAAAATCCGATGGCAAAACCGCACAAGTGTTTATTGACGGCAAAAAAGTAAGCTGCACGGACATGGAGTTGCATTTTATCGCTCATGCAAAGCAAAGTCCAATGATTAAAGTTGATGCACGATGGCATAAAACGGATGAAAACGGAAATGCAATTCTGAATGAGGATAAGACTGCGATATTAACAGAGGGTATAAAAATAAATTGTTGAGGGGGCGAGATTATGAAAATATCAGAGATGAATATTTCGGTTAGATTATACGCAATTTTACACAAACACGGAATTGAAGCCATTGAAGATATGAGTAATTACACACCCGATGACATCATTCGTTGGAAAGATATTGGAAGGAGAACATTAGAAGAATTATTAAGTACAATGAAAAGCAATGGCATCAAGTTTAAAGGAGAATAAATCATATGAAGAAGAAAATTTTAGTAGTAATGTTGGCAGTTGGAATGGTAGCAACATCATTAACTGGATGTGCTTTCGAAACTGAATCAAAAAAGGTTACATATAATATGAAACAGGAAGCTGAGAACTTTAATGTTCTTAGAAGATTTGCAGTAATCAACACTCGTACTGATAAGGTTGAGTTTGAAATGATTGGTGCATTTAGTAGAGAGGATGCAACAGATGATCAGGTGACACTTGTTGTAGAGATGGAAGATGGTACATATAAGAGACATATTATTGGACTAAATGAAGATACGATGTATGTCATTGAGGATTTAGGTGGTGCTGAAGTGAATAAGTACAAGTATGAGGTTAATTATATTCCAGAGTCGATTGTACCATTTGAGATTACAGATAAAAAGTAAGCAAAAGAAACCGAAGTTTCCTTCGGGTGATAAGAAAATGAGAGAATACATAAATGTACTTGAAAACAGAATTGATGAATTAGAGAGATAATCAGACCAAGAAAATAGTCTTTAAATAATTTCCGAAACACTAAGAGGTGCGTACAATATTGGTGTGCTAAGAATAGCTTTTACTACTGACTACGCATATTACCGGCTACAGATTGATTGTAGTCGCTAACCTAGAAAAATTATAGGCAGAGGTCAAGGCACTTCTGCTTTTTGCGGAGGTGCTTTTTATTTGGCTTCAAAGCAGTTAATCAATGCAGTAAATGGATATGAAAATTACATAAAGAAAAACGGAATAGATGAACAGGTAATTAATGCCTATGTAGATGCTTGTAGCGTAGCCATAAACGGAGAGAAAGATATTGAGTGTGGATTACAACTTACAGAAAGGGCAAAAGACATTATAGAGCGCTTCTGCAAGGATAAAACAGGTGGTACGATTTGGGATTTGGAAAAATATGCATTCGACCACAAAACCGCATATGATCTGATAAACAAAAAATATGAGATTTTGTTACTTGAAGCCCAAAACAAAATAGTTGACAGCTATTTTCAGTACATAGAGAAAAAGCGTGAGCCTAAAGACCGATTTTATATGCCACGCAGGAAACAACTAATCAAAATCGGACTTGTGGACGCATTGCAAGGCATGATTGATGATAAATACGACATATTGTGCGTGAGTCTGGTGCCGGGAGCTGGAAAGAGTACGATTGAGAAATTTTTTCATTCGGCAGTTGCTGGTTGGTTTCCAAAAGACTACAGCCTATTTTATTCGCACAGTGGCGATATTACACGAATGTACTACGATGGGGTATACGACATTGTTACCAATAATGATGATTATGCATGGCATGACATTTTTCCTAACCTATCAGTTACAAGCACGAATGCCAAAATGGAGCAATTCAATATTGGCAAATACAAACCTTTTCCGTCTGTACAGTGTACTTCTGTAGGAAGTAAGAATGCTGGTAAAGTCCGTGCGAGTAAATTTTTGCTAGTTGATGATATGATAGGTGGAATTGAGGAAGCCTTAAATCCTACAATACTTGATAAATTATGGAATAAATACGCAGTAGACGCAAGACAGCGTAAGACACAAGATACAGACGGAAAGCCGTGTAAAGAGATACATATTGCCACTCGTTGGAGCGTACATGATGTTATCGGACGTATTCAAAATATGTATATTGGAAATCCGAGAGTCAAAACAATATCGGTTCCTGATGTAGACCCAGTGACAGGGGAAAGTAATTTTGATTATGAGTATGGCGGTTTTACGAAAGAGTTTTTTGCCGACCAACAATTACTCATGGACGAAATCTCTTACCGATGTTTGTATAAACAGGAGCCTATTGAACGTGAGGGATTACTATTCCCGGATGATAAAATCCGCAGATACCTCAATCTGCCACACGGAGAACCAGAAATTGTTACAGCTCAATGTGATACTAAAGGCAAGGGAACAGACTATTTTGTTATGCCTGTGCTTCAAAAATATGGGGACGACTATTACTGCGTTGATTGCGTGTGCGATAATACGGCAGACTATGAAATGCAGTATGAAAATGCGTCAAACATATTGGTCAACAATCAGGTACAAGAGTGTGAGTTTGAACGTAATGCCGGTGGTGACAGAGTGGCTATGGAAGTTAATAAGCGAGTTGAAAATAAAGGATGGATATGCAACATCACTGATGTACCGACAGAGACAAATAAGGAAGCACGTATTTTTCAGTGTTCTAACTGGATTTTACAACATATTATTTTCAAAGATCAATCACTTTATAAGCCTAATGAGCCATATGGAGTGATGATGTCATTATTAAAGCAATATTCGGTATCGGGCAAGAAACAATTAGATGATGTGCCGGATGTTTTCTCAAACTTTGCGTTAAGAATTACAAAAGGAAACAGGATAAAGAAGACAGTAATAATATCAAGTCCGATATAAGAGGAGGGTTTGTATGACAACCAAGGATTATTTGAACCAAATAAGCAGACTCAATAGAATGATAAATAATAAGCTGTCAGAGATATCACAGCTTAGAGAACTTTCCCACAGCATATCGGCGGTAAAAAATGAAGAAAGAGTAATGTCGTCATCTGACCCAGATAAAATAGGCTCTACATACGCCAAAATTGACGAAATGGAGCATAATCTTGATAACATGATAGATGAATACATTGAAAAAAAAGACTTGATTATAGGGCAAATAGACGGCATAGAGAATGAAGATTGCTATAATATTTTGTTTTCAAGATATATCGAAAAGAAAACTTTTGAAGTCATCGCTACAGAAATGAAATACTCATGGAGGCAAATTATCAGACTTCACGGAAAGGCTCTTAAAGCATTTGAAGAAAAATATGGTAACACGTATTTAAAGATGTCATAGAATGTCATATTGCTCCAATGATATACTGTATTTGTAAGAAGTTACAAAGATGTTTTTCATAAACACATTCTTCATCAAAAGCACCGTTGCTTAATTGTGGCGGTGCTTTTTGTTATGCAACGAGGTAAAAATATGAATTTTTATATGAATAAAGATAAATCAATCATGTGCCCGAACTGTCATAAGTTTTTAACTAAAGCAGACAGCAAAGACCCACGAACGCATAAACTGTCCTGTAAGCACTGTCGCAAGTGGATTTGGTATGTACCTAACAATGATGACGATTTTCAGATTAAGGAAATACCGGACAGAAGAAGTTCGAACGGCATGAGATTTTATTAGAGGTGTAGGCAATGCAGGCAGGAAGAATTGTCATATATACAGGCGCAAAAGAAATAACGTCTGACAATATAATACCAATTTTGCGTGAAGCAATTTTGGAACATGATATCAATTCTAATAGAATACAGTTTCTTCTTGATTATGACGCAGGAATACAGCCAATAGTTAGGAAGAATCCAAAGACTTACAGACCAGACATTGACTGTAAGTGTTGTGATAATGTGGCTAATGAAGTCACGGAGTTTAATTTAGGTTTTAAGTGGGGAAATCCTATAACGTTAGTTCAAAATGGCGACAATGAGGATTCTAACCTTACAAAAGCTATAGCGGAATTAAACAGTTGCTACGAATCACAGAACGCAAGACAGAAGCAGCAGAAACTTGCAAGATATGTTGAAATCGGTGGTGTTGGATATGTCCTTATTGATATAAATACAGAATACGAGGATGGGGAAAGCTATTTCACATATAATGTATTAGACCCAAGGACAACATTTGTTGTAAGATCAACCGCCTACAGCGACAAGAGAGTTGTTCTTGCCGGGACATATATAAAAGATAAGCACAGTGGCACCAGGTATTACACTTGTTTTACCAAAGATACGAGATATGAAATTACCGACGGAATAAAAATCACTAACGGAAAAAATAAAGGGAAAACAAAATGGGGGTTTTTGGAGAGAAGCGGAGAAGAAAACCCGCTGCATAAAATTCCTATCATTGAATACACAAGGTCATTTGATAGAATGGGCTGTTTTGAACGGCAAATATCTGAAATGGATAACTTAAACCTACTCATTTCAGATTTTACAAATGATGTCGAACAGAATACACAGGCGGTATGGCATACAAATGATGTTGATTTCCCAGTTGAACAGGAAACAACAGTTGATAAAGATGGAACGCAACGCATTACTGAAAAAGCAAGAAAACCAAAATCTGGAGAATGGATGCAGACCTACACATCAGCAGATGGCAAAACTCCAATAGTTGAGCCACTTGCAATTAATTATGATTACACAGGTATGCTTAATAATATCCAATCAAGGCGACAGATAATCTTGCAGAAATGCAATGTGCCACAACGAAATGATAACAGTGGCGGTAGTACAGGAGTTGCAATGTCAGACGCAACAGGTTGGTCACAGGCTGAAACAGCGGCGGCAAAACAACAATTAATTACTGATGGCTGCAAAATGGAAGAAATAAAAGTTGTTCTTGCGGCTATTAAGTTGTCAAACAATGTTAACAGCAGTAACCCATTACTTAAATTAAGGGCAATGGATGTAAAACCTAACATTAAGCGACAAAAAACTTATGAAATGTCAACCAAGGTTAATGCCATGGCAACATTGATAAGACACGGATTTAGCCTTAAAGATACAGTTGATGCAATTCCATTCTTTGATGACCCTAACGATGTTGTAGCGAGAAGCGGAGAGATGGTTAAGGCATATCAAGACAGTATAATCAACAAAGGCACACAGAACCAAGCGGAGGGTGGAGATGGAGAACAGCCACCTAATAAAGACCGCACAATGCAAGACTTATCAGACCAGACAGAAAATAGTCCGGTTATAGATAAGAGCAGAACAGATAAATAATTGATATTGAGCCACAAGGTAGAAAATGCCTTGTGGCTTTTTATATGCCCTAGAGAAAGGGCAATACAAATATCGCAAGAAGTTGAGAGAACAACAAAAAACGCAGAAAGCAGAGGTAAAGAAATTATGGCAGATGTAATTAACACAACAACAGAACCAACAACCAACAATGAACCACAGAACGAAGAGCATACACCTAGCGTAGAAGAACTTATGGCACAGCTCGCTAGTGAAAGAGCTGAAAAAGAGAAGTATAAGAACGCTTCCGATAAAGCCAGTTCAGAAGCAGCTAAGTACAAGAAAGAACTTCGCTCGAAGCAGACAGCAGAAGAACAGGAAGCGGAAGCAAAAGCGGAAGCTGAAAAATTGCAGGCTGAAAAGTTCGAGAACATGAGCAAAGAACTTAATCATATGAAAGCTGTCAATGCTTATCAGAAAGTTATAGGTGATGGAAAGGATATTGATTCTTTGATTGAGGCTGTTACAGATGCAGACCATAGCCTTATAGCAACTGTAATTGCTAATGAAGTGCAAAGACAGGTTAAAGAAGCAAAGGCAGAGTGGCTTAAATCAAGACCGGCTATTAATGCAGGCGGTGGAGAAGAAAGCACGATAACACAGGAACAGTTTAACAAGATGAATTACCACGAAAGAGTGGAGTTCAAAAATAAGAATCCAGAACTTTATAAAAAGTTCACAGAGTAGAAAACGGAGGTAAAGAAACTATGCCACAGACTAAGTTAGAAAATTTAGTAGACCCACAAGTAATGGCTGATATGGTATCAGCTAAGTTACCAAAGAAAATTAAGTTTTCGCCTATTGCAAGAGTTGATACAACACTTGTAGGCAGACCGGGAAGCACAATCGTTGTGCCAAAGTATGCTTATATTGGTGACGCAGAAGATGTAGCAGAAGGTGTTGCTATGGGTACAACAGTACTTACAACATCTACAACAGAAGCAAAGGTTAAGAAAGCAGGTAAGGCTGTAGAGCTTACAGATGAATCAGTATTATCTGGTTATGGCGACCCACTTGGTACAGCTATCAATCAGATTGCTATGTCAATCGCTGCAAAAGTTGATAATGACAGCTATGACGCACTTTGCACAGCACCTATTGATTACGATGGAACAGCAGCACCTATCAGCTATTCAGCAGTTGTAGCGGCTAATAGCAAATTTGATGATGAATCTGATTCATCACTTACAAAGATATTATTCATTAACCCAGCACAGGAAGCAACATTACTTAATGACGATGATTTCAAGAGCAATGACAAGTACCCACTTAATGTAATTATGAATGGAACTATCGGTTCTATTGCAGGAGCGCAGGTTGTTAAGTCTAAAAAAGTTAAGCTGGTTAAGTATGAGCTTGATGATTCAACAGGAACAATCAATGTTGTAGCTGATACAACAAGTGAGGATGCAACGAATGTTCACCTTGACACAGCACTTGCACATACGCTTAAGCCAAAGGGCAAAGAAATTAAGGTAGGTAGCAAGTTAAAGTCTGTTACAACAGAGTTCTACGCTTGCCCTATTGTTATCGTGTCAGCAGATGACCCTAACGAGGACGCAGGTGCAGATGGCGCATCAGAGGAAGAGAATGCACTTACAATCTATATGAAGAGAAGCGTTGAGATTGAATCAGACAGAGATATTCTTGCAAAGACAACTGTTATCTCTGGTGATGAACACTATACAGCAGTCTTAAGCAATGATTCAAAGGTTGTTCTTGCTAAGTTTGGAAAGTAAGAGGTGTTTATATGTTATTAAGACGACATAAAATCAACGCCGCAAAGCAGAGCGAAGAAGTAACAGCAGATAATGTAAGACAAGAAGCTGTTTATGGAGATGAGCTTAAGTATGAGGAAGAGCAGGACAAGTTCCCTGCTCAACCTACAAGCGACTACACAAAGACAGATATTAAGCGTATGTCAACAGCGGACTTGCAGACACTTGCCTTAGAACAAGGTATTGAGAACGCAATGGAGCTTACAGGAGCAGAACTTAAAGAACTGTTAATTGAGAAATTAGGGTTATAGGAGCTGAAATTATGGAATACACCACATTAGAGCAAGTTAAAATCAGACTTAAACAATTTCATATTGATACAGTCACAAATGATGATGAAACAACATCTGATGTGGTAGTGTTCGATAACAAAGAAGATAATCCGGTAATCGAACAGCTTATTAAACAGGCTGCAGAAGATGTAAAGGCAAAGAGAAATTATCCAGACAGCTACACAGATGAAATGATAGCTGAAGACTTAAAGAAACACCAAAGTGTCATTGTCAATCTGGCTGTCTATGACCATTCACAGTCTGGTGAAGAATTTATGGAAAGTTTTAGCGAGAATGGTGTGAGCAGAGCTTGGAGAGACAGAGAAAAGCTATTTGTCGGGGTATTTCCATTTGCTAAAGTTTTATAAAGAAGATTGAGCGTGACCATTATGGTTGCAGGCGGCGCACATTAAGCGGTGGTGGGCAGTGCGTCAAAAGGAGATTCAAATGAAAAGTATTTTGATTCAAACTTATCTTGTAGTGCTTCCGATAGTGCTTGGATATATAGTTTGGCTTCTTAAACAGCAAAAGAAAAGCAGGGATGCGAACAGTAAAGGAACAATGCTCCTTTTGCGCGTCCAACTTATTGAATACCATGCAAAGTACACCGGAATCGGAGAAATACCATCATATGCCTATCAAAACTTCTGTGAGATGTATGATGCGTACCATGCGCTAGGTGGAAATGGAATGGTTACGAAAATGAAACATGAGATTGAAGAGATTCATATAGGGAAAGGAGATAAGAGCCATGAGGAATTGGAAGGATTGGACTAAGAAAGCCGGAATCCGAGCAATCAAGACTGTTGCACAGGCGGCGGTTGCCGGAATTGGAACGGCGGCATTTATGGGCGCGGTGGATTGGAAATATGTTCTTTCTGCATCAGTCCTTGCCGGAGTGTTATCACTTCTGACAAGTGTTGCCGGAATCCCGGAGGAAAACACCAATGCTTGACATTAACAAGCAGGAAATGAAGTATTCTCAATCCGGTCAGAGGGTATTCATCCCACAAACTGACGAAAATGGAGATATTGTCTATGAAGGGTACAAGGATTCCGATGGAAACTTTGTACCTTATTTAGATTCCGAAGGCAACAAGATTCCAAAAGGCGAGGAAGTTGAAGGGTTTTCAGAACCTACGACATTCCAAGCCAATATCAGCAATAAGCTGTCGGAAGCCCTTGTGAAAGAATTTGGAATTGATGATAGTACATCATACTGTCAGCTTGTCACGGATAAAGGATATTTGCCACTGAAAGCCGGTGATGTGGTGTGGAAACGTTCGGAAGTCAAGCACACTGATGATGGACTTGTGGATTCAGAAACCGCAGATTACATCGTAAAAGGTGTTGCTGATGAAGGATTGACCACGGATTTGTTCCTTCTTCGGAAGAATATTAAGTAGGTGATTGCATGAAAAAGAAACCTATTTCAATGACACTATCCACTAAGTCCATACAAGACACTATAAAGAAATTAGAGCAGTACCGCGATAGTTTACAGGCTAAATGCGATTTACTTGTTTCTAGGCTTGCACAGGAAGGTCAGACGGTGGCAATAAAACAAATATCGAAATCTCCAATCGGAAACACGATAACGGTAAGGGTAGATAAAGCACCACAGTTAATGACCTCAAACGCGATTCTGATTGCAACCGGAAAAACGGTAACGGCAGAAGATAGAGAACCGTTCTATACTTTGTTGGCGGTAGAGTTTGGAGCCGGTATTTTTTACAACTCCAAAGAGAACCCGAAAGCACCAGAACTTGGATTCGGTGTCGGCACGTATCCGGGGCAAATACACGCTTTTGAAGATGGTTGGTACTATTGGGACGATAAGACCGAAACATGGCGTTATACCCACGGTATCAAAGCCACAATGCCTATGTACAATGCGGAACAACAGATTATTCAACAGTATGTAAAGATTGCAAGGGAGGTATTCGGTGGAAAATGATTTAAATGGGTGGGCGATTTATTTTGAAGATACCGTTTACCGATTGCTGAAAGTTTACATGGAAAGCAAAGAAAGCGGAATCAAGGTAACACAGGACGAGGAATCAAACGGAACGCCTGTTTTTCCAACACTTCTTATACAACAGATTGGATTCACAGAAGCTGGGAGAGATACGGAGTCCTATTTTATTAACGCAATTCGCCCGACATTTCAAATTACAATAACGAATAAAGGGAAAAGAGAAAAGATTAAGGACATTGCAGAGTGTGCAGTGTCCTTTTTTAAATCAAAAAATTTTGATGTGTCAAATGCTGTGTTCACGATTTCCAAACAAGTGCGCACGGCAACTTTTCGCGTATCGCGAATTATTGGAGCGTATGAAAATTTAGCATAGCCGCAAGGCAGAAAGGAAGCAGAAAATCATGGCATCAACAAGTTATAAGTCGCGTGTGATTATTAAAGAGCACACAGCGGAACAAGCCGACTTTGCAGGGACTTACAACCTTTTACTTGCTGCAAAGTCTATTCCATCTCCGGCATCTCCACCAAACACGGTTGAGTCAACCACGATGGAAGACCCACAGCAGACATTTGAGAAAGGTATTAAGACAGCGGATTCCCGGGAAATCACCGGAAACCTTGCAAAAGAATATCTGGAAAACATCGAAAAGCTGGGAGATAAAAAGGTTGACATTATCCACCTGTACGGTACAGATGGAATCGGTGGCGTGGCAAAATACGCATACACCGGAACTGTTACCGCGACACCGAATGATGTAGGCGGTGTAGATGAAATCCTTGAAATGACCGCAACTGTTATTCCGAGCACGGCATCAGAGCTTGTTACGGATAAGCTGAAAGTCGTTGATAACAACGATGGAACATTCACTGTAACAGTGGTGGGGTAAAAAGCCTATCGGACGAGCAATCGACCGCACCGGTAGGCGAGGATGATCGGTCGATAGCAGAACTTGAAGCAATAAGATAAGCAACAATGGGGCGGTGGCAACACTGCCCCTTGCCAATATAGGGCAGAAAGGCAAGGTAAAACATGAAAGTTAAATTAGGTGGAAAAGAATATACAATTCAGTTTGCAACAAGACCATCGTTAAAATCACATATCTTACAGGATATTATGAAGACACAGGACATGGAAGATATTTCTTCTATGGAAGATATTCTTCTTGAAACACTTCCTAAGACGCTTCTTGTGGGATTGCAGATGCATCACAATGAAGAATTTGGATATGATTACAAAACAAACGATGGTTACGATGAGAAGCTTGAGAAGGTGTCCGACATTCTCTATGATGCGATTGACACAAACGAGATTAACTGCATGGATTTATTCGCTGATATGCAGGAGGAAATGATGACAAACGGTTTTTTAGCGCAGATGATGGAGTCGTTGGAGAGAGCGCAGGAGCAGGAGAAAGAGAAGAAAAAGACCCCATCCAAAGCGAAAGTCAAGAATTAACATGGGAATATTACGTTGCGGAAATCCGTCCGTTTTACCTTATGGTAACGAAAGGCTACGGATTTTCCATTGATGATATAGATATGATGAATCCAGAGTTGCTTAAGCCTTATGTGGATGCATATAAGGCAGAATGGAAGCAACGCGACATGGAAATGTATATGTGGTTCGGAAGATATGCAACGTCAGCACTTGTGACCGCAATAGACGCGACATTCGGCAAGGGTAATAGTAAGTACGTGAAAGAAACTTGCTATGATTCCATCGAAAAGCAGAATACGGACGATCCCGATGCTGAGATACGAGAAATGCTTAAGGCGGAAGAAGCATGGGCGGCTGAATCAAGGAAATCACATTTACCAAAGCCAAAGATAGTTTAAGAAAAGAGGTATTACCATGGCAGTAATTATCGGAAGTGCGCGACACGATGAACACGGAAACTGCTATTCTGGCGGAAAAGCCGGAGACCAGACCGGACAGGAAGTGTCTACGCAGAAGTTTTATAACCATTCTAAGGGATGGTACGTGCTAAGGGCGAAGGACGATAGGGTTGCGGAGAAGTTAGCTGAAGCTATGCAGATTGCATCTGACAATAAAAATATCGGCTATGACCAATCGGAACGCTACGGAGTCATTAAGCATGGCATTAACACAAAAGTCAAGACAGAGTGTGATTGTTCTTCTCTTGTACGTGCCTGTATTATCTATGCATCCGGTAAGGATGTGGGGGATTTTAATACATCCAATGAACGACCGGTAATTCTGAAATCCGGTTTGTTTGATGATATGGGTTCTTATCATGCCGGGTTTGTTCTTCACAACGGAGATATTCTTGTGACACGCATAAAAGGGCACACAGTTATTGTTGTAAAAGGCGCAAAGAAATGCAAAACCAAGTATTATCCGAAGTATACCGGAAATTCCGGTTCAATCGTTGAAGCATTAAAAGCGGTTGGGGAAGATGATGTGTCGAAAGAACATCGTGCGGAAATCGCAAAAAAGAACGGATTTTCCAATTTTAAGTTTACATCAGAGGAAAATTCGAAAATGCTTTCTCTTCTAAAAAAGGGAAAACTGAAAAAGTAATTCAAGGGCGGTAGGGGTCAAATCCTGCCGCCTTTTTAACCGGCTATCAATGTGGAAGATAGCCGCTAACCTAAAAAAGTTATAGGAAGTTGGTGGATAAATGGAATTAGAGTCTCTTGAAATAAAAATCCAAGCGCAGGCGCAACAGGCAAGCGGTCAGATAGATGCGCTTGTGACAAGGCTTGGGAGATTATCTTCCGCGCTTTCTGGACTTAGTACCGGAAATCTGAATAGTCTTTCCACAGGGGTAAACCGACTTGCAGGGGCAATGACGGCAATGCGTGGAATTGATACACGGACTTTTTCTGCGGTTGCAAGAAATGTAAGCAAATTAGGCTCTATCAACAGCAGGCAGATTAATGCCGCAGCTGGTTCTATGCGTCAGATTTCCAGTGCATTAAAAGGGATTTCTGGAATGTCAGCATCTGTTAAGGGTCTGACCGACCTTGCATCTGCAATCAAACAGCTTGGTTACCAGAGTTCCACCAAGGCAATTGAAAATATACCGAAACTTGCCACGGCAATGCGACAGCTTATGTCTGAACTGTCGAAAGCCCCTAGCGTGAGCCGGAATATTATTGACATGACAAATGCATTGGCAAAATTATCGCGTACCGGTGGAGCGGCAGGGACAGCGGCAAAAAGCATCACAAGCTCATTTAGCGGATTTAGTTCCAGTGCTTCTGCGGTTACCAAGAAGTCGTTCTCCCTTGCGTCTGCAATCGGAAAAGTGTATGCAACGTATTGGGCTTTATTTCGCGGATTTAGGCTACTTGGAGACGCCATTGACATATCATCCTCACTGACAGAGGTTGAGAACGTTGTAAGGCAGACATTCGGGCAGTATGAAAGCCTAATTAACAATTTCGCAAAAACATCAATTGAAAAATTTGGTATGTCTGAATTGTCCGCGAAACAGTTTGCAAGCCGTTTCCAGGCCATGGGAACTGCCCTTGATATTCCGCAAGGGCAGATGGCAAAAATGTCTATCCGGTTGACAGAATTAGCCGGAGATATGGCTTCATTCTATGATGTGAGCCAAGAAGATACTGCCAAGAGTCTGCAATCTGTATTTTCCGGTACTACGGCACCTATGCGGCGTTATGGTATCGACTTGACACAGGCAACATTAAAGGAATGGGCGTTAAAGCAAGGACTTGATGCGAACATTTCTTCAATGACGCAGGCTGAAAAAGCCATGTTGCGTTATCAGTATGTGCTTGCGCATACAACCAATATCACCGGAGATTTCGCACGTACAGCCGATACATGGCATAACCAGATAACCATGCTTAAAGAGAACTTCAAAGCACTTGGAGCGGTTGTTGGTGGTGGTTTAATCAATGCATTCAAGCCATTTATCAAGGTGCTTAATTCAGTTCTGCAAAAGGTTATTTCCTTCGCAGAGATGGTAACAAATGCTTTAGGTTCTATCTTCGGATGGAAGTATGAAGCAAGCAAAGGGGCAGGAATCAGCGGTCTTGCTGATGATATTGGAAGCGCATCTAATGGCATGGACGATTTAAGTGATGCCGCAGGAAGCGCAGGGAAAAACACAGGCGGTATCGCAAAGAATGCCAAGAAAGCAAAAAAGGAAATCCAGCAGGCAACTCGTGCATTTGATGAATTAAAGGTTATTTCAAAACAAAGTAAAGATAATACTTCCGGTTCCGGGAATAAAGGTTCTGGTTCTGGATCTGGTTCAGGTGCTGGTGGCGGCACCGGTGCTGATGGTGGATTAGTTCAGACGGACACCATCTTTAAGAAATTCAAAAGCAAAATCAAAGACCTTGAACAGTTGGGAGAGTCTATTTCCGGTGCGTTAATTAACGCAATGAAAAAAATTAAATGGGAAAAAGTGTATGCAAAAGCTGAAGGCTTTGGAAGGGGATTAGCCAAATTCCTTAACGGACTATTTAAAGGGCAAAAAGGAACAACGCTTTTCGGAGAAACCGGAAAACTGATCGCAAATTCATTAAACACGGTGCTTCATGGATTGGATTCGTTTGGAACGACATTTAATTGGAAGCAATTTGGAAATTCAATCGCAGACGGAATAAACAAGTTTTTCCAAAACTTTGACTTTGCATTATTGGCTAAAACGCTTAATGCATGGGCGCAAGGGGCATTTGATGCGGTCACTACGGCATTAAGTAAAATTTCTTGGAAGGATGTTTGGAAAGGTGTCAAGGAGTTTTTAAGCAACCTAGACGTAAAGACGGTTGCGATTATCATCGGTGCGCTGACAATCAAAAAAATTCTTGGATTGCATCTTGCAAAAACCGCACTTGGAATCATAGGGACTTCCATTTCAAAAGCAATTGCTGGTTCACTTGCATCAAGGCTTGGCGTTGAAATTGCGGCAAATGAGGGAATCTCGGCAGTATTGTCTACCGCTTTGTCAAAAAAAATAGGTGGGGCGTTTGCTACACTTGGAACAACTGTTTCAGCTGGCGTCAAAGCTTTATTCGGTAGCGGTGCGGCAGAGAGCGCACTTTCTTTTATCAGTCCGGTAGCAAAAGCTATAACCGGGATTGGCTCTGTTGCAATTGGCGCGTTTACTGCAATATCAAACTTTGTGACCATGCTAAAGAACGGATTCAGTTGGCTTAATGAAGCACTTATGCTTGTCGGAGTTACGATTACGGCAGTCGGGGCGGTTATTTTAGGGGTAGCGGCAGCACCGGCAGCGATTACCGCAGGAATAGTAGCCGCTGTTGCAACGGCAACTGTAGTAGTCAAGGATCATTGGAAAGAAATAAAAGAAATTTTCTCAAAAGCAGGAGATTGGTTTAATACTAATGTGATTAAGCCAATAAGCGGATTTTTTAAGGGATTATGGGAATCCGTTTCCGGTTTTTTCTCTTCTTTATGGAAAGATATATCCGGTGTATGGAAAACAGTTTCTGGATGGTTCAATACTAATGTTATAACTCCTATTGTTTCATTTTTCCAAGGATTTTCGAAAAGAGTCGGTCAAATCTTTCAAGGATTGTGGATTATTGTCAAGGCTGTATGGATTGTTGTTTCTGATTGGTTTAAATCAAAGGTAATAGAGCCAATAAAGAAGAATTTTGAATTATTGAAATCGGCAGTATCAACCGCATTTAAGGTTCTATGGACAACTGTGAAATCGGTATGGGCTGTGGTTTCCGGTTGGTTTAAGGAGCATGTTACAACACCTATTAAGAATGCTTTTAGTTCAGCAAAAGAATCTATTCAGAAAGCATTTAGCGCGGCAAAAACAGCGGTAACCGGGGCGTGGAACAGTGTTTCTAGTTGGTTTAAAGAACATGTAACCACCCCGATAAAAAATGCTTTCTCGAAGATGAAAGAAAGTGTAGCTGAAATATTCAGCAAATTATGGAATAGCGTGAAAAGTGGCGTTGCCGGGGCAATGAACACCGTAATTTCAAGAATTGAAACAGCAATAAATTCATTGATCGGTGGAGTGAATACCGTTTTGAGAGGGTTCAACAGTGTTGTTTCTGCGGCGGCTAAAGTAGCAAAGGTAAAGTGGAGCGGAGTCGATCTTGTGCCGAAAGTGAGCCTACCTAAAGTAAAGGCTTATGCAACGGGCGGTTTTATGGATAAATATAGCATAGCAACAGTTGGAGAAAATGGACTTCCGGAAATTATGGGAACAGTCGGAGGTAAGCCAGCGGTCGCAGGAAGCCAAGAAATTACTGGAATCAAAGATGCTATCAATTCAACATCTGCGCAAGAGGTTTCCTTATTACGACAGCAAAATCAGTTATTACAAGCTATTTTACAGAAAAATTTCGGAATTACTACAAACGACATAGGAAAAGCCGCAAGGGATTATGGGAGAGAACATTACAATCGAACCGGAGACAATGTCTATGTTTTTTAGTGACTTCTATAATCGAACGTGATATAATTCTAAATAAATCATATCACAAGAAAGGAGTCATTATGAGAAACACAAAAAAAATATTAGTAGCGATGGGGTTGGCATTTGCCGTTTTGACTTCGGCTATGCCAATCCAAAATGCAGATGGGAAACAGATTGTTGCACAGGCGGCAACTATCAAATTAAACAAGAAAGCCATTTCGCTTGATGTTGGGAAAACACAGAAATTGAAAGTTACCGGAACAAAAGCAAGAGTTAAATGGAGTTCAACCGAACCAAGCATTGCAAAGGTAGATAAAAGCGGCATTGTTACGGCAGTATCATCCGGAACGGCAACGGTCAAGGCTAAAGCCGGAAAGAAAGTGATGTCTTGCAAAGTAACCGTGAAAGAGAAAATCAACAGACTTGCATACGAAGATTCGAGCATTAGAGTTTACTTTACAGGGCTAAAGAAGGGAACATATCCGGACGAACTTATAGCTTGCTTGACAATCGAAAATATTACAGACAATAATATTACGGTTAATTCTGACGCATCATCAGTAAATGATGTTATGGCGGAAGGAACGTTATATCAAGATTTATCTCCACATAAAAAAGCCTATGTAACGTGGTGGACAATGGATGATAACATTGTGAGCTTGCCAATAAAGAATATTGACAACATACAACTATCCCTAGTTGTCTGGAATGAGGACTCGGAAGATTCCGACTACTACGTGACAGATTCTTTTGGGTTACTGAAATGAGTTAAAGGATTTTTGGGAGGAATTTGATCATGAAACAAAGTGGATGGGGAATTGCATCTTTAGTGTGCGGAATAGCAGGCATTTTGTTAGCGTGTGTTGCGATAGGTGTAGTTCCTGCAATAATCGGTCTTGTATGCGCAATTATTGCACTTACGCAAAAATGGAAAGGGCATGGAACTGCAATTGCGGGTCTGGCTTGTTCAATAGTTGCGATAATTATTTTTATTTTTGCGGCACTCGTATTTGACGAAAGTGATTCAGACCAACCTAAAAAAGTTGAAAACAATCGAGATGCGGAAGTATTGGACGATGAAACGGAAGAATCGACCGATTCATACGATGACTACTTCACATTAGGCGATTCGGTTGAGACTAATGACTTGATAATAACATTTTCATCTGCAAAATTAACATTGGACGATGTTGCGTATCAAAGTCCTGATGATGGAAATGCGTTTATGAAACTAGATTTTGAGTTTGAAAATATATCAGATGAAGATCAAGACATTTCTGGATATGATTTTTCGGCATACGCAGACGATTATGCTGTTGATTACATAGACAGCACATTTGACACAACGCTTAGTCCGGGTAAAAAACTAAAGGTTCAATATATTTTGAAGTGCCTATGGACACGAATGTTTTTGACACAGAATACAGTACAAGCTATTATGGAAATTCAAAAGTAAAATTTTCAATAGTGGCAGAAGAATAAAAGTATAAGCCGTGGAAACACGGCTTATTTTAATTCCAAAATCGGATTGACACAAAATCGAAAATAGTCTATCCTTATTACTAAGGAAACAACCTTATCCGTGAAGATGCGGATTACTTACTTGAACGCCATACTGTACGAAAGAGGAAACCAATGTGATTTCACAAGTGGCTTCCTCTTTTTTATTCAGATAAAAATGTATGGAGGTAGACACGAATGAAAAAATCACAACTTATGCTTAAGATTCAAAACAGCATTGAGGTATTTGAGAATCCAATATTCGGACAGATCAGAATGGTCATGGTCGATGATGAACCATGGTTTGTTGGAAAGGATATATGCGAAGTATTTGGAGATACGAATTACAGAAGAAGCCTTTCAAATATTGATGATTCTGATAAGGGTGTGTCACAAATTGATACTCCCGGTGGAAAACAAAGAATGACGGTTGTTAATGAAAGCGGTTTGTATTCCTTGCTCTTTCAGATGCAACCACAGAAAGCAAAGGGTGTGTCACAAAACGACTCCCTTATAAACGAAAGAAAAGAAAAACTTCATAAGTTCAAACGTTGGGTAACATCCGAGGTTCTCCCTACAATCCGTAAAACAGGTGGGTATGTCAATAATGATGAATTATTTATTTCTACTTACCTACCATATGCAGATGAAAACACTAAACTGATATTTTCACAGACATTAAAAACTGTTAGAGAGCAGAACGAAACCATTAAAAGACAGCAGAAAGAAATCATCCATAAGGAAGATGTTATTATCGGACTCGTTGATGATATTGACTTGGCAACCAAGAGACAGCGGATAACACAGATTGTCCGTTTTGGTGCCGATGGAAAGTATCAAGAACGCTATTCGTTGCTTTATGGAGAATTTGAAAGGAAATATCACTGCAACCTTAAATCAAGGATGGAAGGGTGCGCACTCAAACCGAAAGTAAGAAACAAGATGGATTATATCGACAGGGAAATGGGAATGATTCCGCAGTTGTACGAAATCGCTTGCAAACTTTTTGAAAACGATGTAGAAAAGCTGAAATCTGAATGGGAATCAGTAGTAGCTTAAAATTTAATCAAATGGATAGCATCTACCAAAAGGTAGGTGCTATTTTTATACCCATTTTTAGGAGGTAAACGATGGGATATGGCGGATATTTAGTAAAGTTTGGCAATTATACCATACCAAACAATTTAATAAAGCAGGACACGTTTAGTTCCTATGTAAACATGCAGGATAAAGACCCTTGGACGGATGAAAACGGATATGAGCATCGTGATGCCGTGGAACTGAAAGCCTTAAAGGTCGAGTTTGAAACTAAAGCCATGCTGACCGAAAAGCAGTTTGATGATTTTTGGAAGAACATCGAAAAGAACTATACCAAGGCAAAGGAGCGCGGTGGCTATATCACGGCATATGTGCCGGAGAAACGCGGATATGTGACACAGTACGGATATATCGCTGACATTCAGCCTACGTTCTATTCTGTGGCACATGGGAAGATAAAATATGACCCAATCAAGTTTTCATTTATAGGCGGTGTGTATGATAAATAGTAGTTTGAAAGAAAAGTATTGGGATTCCGCGACAGATAAGCAGATGGTCATATCTGTTGTTGGAACGAATCAGAAGATAGACAATTCGATGCTTGAAATCGGTACGTTTGCACTTGAAGAAAGCCTTTGTTCGGAATCTGAATTAAAGTTTGGAGCGTGCGAAGCGAATTGCGTAAAATTCACAGCGCGGAACACCGCAGGAAACATTATTGGAAAGACAATCTCTATCGAAGAAACAATCGACGGAGATAGCGAAAATCCGATGCCATACGGAGTTTTTAAGGTTGCATCCGATGTTCCTACGGCCGACCGAACGAAACGGCAGATTACGGCATATGACGCTATGTACGACATTATCAATACGGATGTAAAGTCTTGGTATGCAGGACTTAGCTTTCCAATGACACTTAGGCAGTTCCGCGATAGCTTTTTTGCGCATCTTGGAATTGCGCAAGTCGAAACGAGCCTTGTCAATGATTCCATGACGGTCAATAAGACGATTGTAGCCACACAGACGGACGATTCAAGCGCAGTCACAGAAGAGTCCGCTATCAGCGGAAAAACGGTTGTGACGGCAATCTGTGAGATTAACGGATGCTTTGGTAATATCAACCGGAATGGCAAGTTTGAGTATGTCTTTCTGAAAGCAATCGCAAGCGCACTTTATCCGGCAGAAGATTTATTTCCGTCTGACAATTTATTTCCGTCTGATGCAAACACAGAGTCCATGACCGGACACTATATCACGTTTGATTATGAGGATTTCCAAAGCAAGGCAATCACACAGCTTGAAATCAAGACAAGTGAAGATAATGCCGGTGCTATTGTTGGAACTGCCGGAAACAACTATTCGATTACAGGAAACTTTCTTGTATCAGACAAGACCGGAGCAGAGTTGGAACGGATTGCAAATAACCTATTGCCGATTATGGCACAGGCGGCATACACACCGATTAAAAGTTGCACCTGTGTCGGAAATCCATGTCTGACACTTGGGGAACCAATCCGATTCAATACCACGAGAGAGATTGTTGAAACGTACATTCTGCAAAGAACCTTAACCGGAGTACAAAGCAAGAGAGATTCAATCTCGGCACAGGGCACGCAGACACACTCTGCAAAGGTTAATTCTATCAGAGATACGCTTGAAAGCGTGGAAAGACGTACCGGAAAGTTAGAGAGGAACGCAGACCATCTTCAATCCACATATGAGGATTTAGAAGAACAGACAAACTCTAAGTTTGAGCAGACCGCAAAGAGCATTTCCGCAGAAGTCAATCGTGCACAAAAAGCAGAGGGACAATTAGACGCATCATTGGAATTGAAACTTGGAAGAGATGAAAACGACCAAGTCGTTTCGATGATTAATGCAAGTGCCGACCAGATTACGCTTAGCGGAAACAGACTCATAGTCAACAGCAATAACTTCCAGCTTGATGGCGATGGCCGAGTGTCAATTATTGATTCTCTGAATTTTATTACAACGTCTCTTGGCGATAACATTGTATTTATTGGACTCGATGCAAGAGGAAGGCCAATGCTGCAAAACATACTCATTGACCTAGACACTGTAACGGATTCAAACTCGGAATCCTTGGCGACCGAAAGTTATGTTGACAATTCGCTGATTGGCTACGCAACCAAAAGCGAATTGCCAAGTGGGTATTTTACAGATGTAGACTATACACTTAATGATAGCTCTACAACCAAGTATTCGCCAAGACACTTTAATAAAATGTCTGATTTTGGTTCAAGGGAAAGCACCTTGGATATCGAGGGTCTTTTGATTTCTATTCCGAGTTCCGATAAAAGGCTGAAAAATAATATACAATCATTAAGGGATATTAAAAGCGTTTATATGGCAATGCGCCCGGTTGAGTATACATGGAAATCCGGATATATCACGCAGCACACAGGCTTACAGTTTGGTTTAATTGCGCAGGATTTAGAGAAGATTTTACAGGATGCCGGATTGTCCGATAGCGGGCTTGTACTAAAAGAAGATGCCGAAGAGGATGAAAAAGCAATTCACGGAGATTCAAAGACATGGAAAATTGACAAGGAAAATCTTCATGCAATGCACATTCAGATGATTCAAAAGCAACAAAAGGAAATCGAAGAGTTAGAGCGAGAGAACAAAAAATTGAGCGAACAGATGAAAGACTTTGAGCAACGATTATCCGCATTAGAAAGGAAGTGATTAGATGGCATATCAGAAAATCTATAGCCGCGAATATTGGGAGAACCTTCCAAGCGAAAAGACCGCAATTAATCGAAATAGGCTGAACAACATAGAGGGCGGCATTGATGCAATCGACGATCGTGTGTGCGCACTCGACACCACGAAAGTTGACTTGACCAAAGCTAACGAATTTGTAAAGGAAATCCTTTGGGATGAATCCAACGGAACGCTGACGGTCGTTAAGATGAATGGTTCCAAGGCGGTCATTGATACCAAGTTGGAAAAGTTGGCGGTCAACTTCAAGTACAATCCGCAGACACAACAACTGATTATCACGTTGGACGATGGCACGGTGCAGAACGTGGATTTATCATCCTTGATTACAGAGTATGAGTTCTTGGACTCTGATACGATCACATTTGCAATCGGAAGTGACGGTAAGGTGTCCGCAATCGTGAAAGAGGGAAGTATCCAAGAAAAGCATCTGCGCCCGGATTATCTTGCAGATATTAAAGTGGAATCTGCAAAGGCTGTAAATTCTGCAACTAATGCAAAAGCATCCGAAACCAAGGCGGCAAAATCTGCCACAGATGCCAAGGACAGCGCAGACAGGGTGCAGGGAATCGAAAGCGAGATTAACAAGAAACTCACAATGACAGAATTTGATGTGAATGAGGATGGGGAGTTGATTTACACGGACAATGCGGCATATAACTTTGTCGTTGATAATGACGGAAATTTGAATTGGGAGGTGGCTTAGAATGGTTATAGCAGGAAGAGTGGCAATTGTGCCAAAGGGCGATTGGAGCGCAGATGCTACATATAAGAGATTGGATGCAGTGACTTATAACAATACGCTTTATTTCGCGAAAAAAGAAGTTCCGGTAGGAACGGCGACAAGCAATACAGAATATTGGTCGAAGTCGATTGTGGGTGGTGTCGGTGCAATCGCAACGAAAGAGGATGCCGGGATTGTGAAACCGGCAGACGGACTTTCGATTGCGGAAGATGGAACCCTTAAGGTCAGCATTGATGGAACAACACTCACAATGGATCAGGTCAACAATGTAATTAAATTGGCAGATGCCTTAAAGGACAAAATCGGAAGTGCACTGCAACCTGAAAGCATCGTCAACAACCTTACAACAACAGAGGCTGGCTTTGCTTTAGACGCTAGACAGGCTAATCCCAACGTTGAGGGTACGTTAGCTAAACAGATAAGTGATTTAAACGGCAGTTTAAATGGCTTAAATAATTTTAAATTCAGAAAAATTATTGATAATTGGTCTTCATCGTCGCAAGTATCTGGTGGTTGTGGGATATACAAAATCAACACAATAGAAGATAAATTCTATAATTTGATATCTAAGAACGTAACAACTTTTAAAAATGTTGGCGATTACACACTTATAATATTTTGGTGGAATGGCTTAGAAACTTTAAACTATAGCTCTGGGTTGCTTACAACTCCACGAAGTACTACTTTTTGTTTTGTACAAGTTTGGGATGGGGACTTTATTCTATACGATGTTTAGTTTTATTCCGGAAAGAGTATTATTAAGAAATAACATTCCAATCCTGCCAATTTCCCAAATCTTTGACACGAACGGCTAATTTTCCATTGTATTGTGCAGCTATAGATACACCTATTTGAACCGCATAGCCACCACCTGGCTCAACAAATGGAATTGTTAAAAGTATAGTGTGGAAATTTGGAAACGGATTATTGGTAGAAGTATCATAATTGCTGTTCGGTTGCATACGTGCAATTCCAGGGTCAGCGTTGTTCGCATCTTTTGTTTCTTTAATCGCATAAAATACAGTATTTAAACTGCCGTTTAAGAAAATATATCGAACAAATATTCGAACGCAACTTATTAACCATTTTTTATCATAGAAAGGAAAAAATAATATGGATAAAATTATTTTAAAAGATCAGACAACCTTCGAGATTGCTGAAGGAGCAAGTCTTGGAAACATTCAGATCAAGGCGGAGAATTTCGATGCTGTCAAGACAATCACAGATGCTTTCACAGAGGAAAACATTGCAGAAGTGGCATTTATACACAACGATGAAGCATCTGGAAAATATACCAATCTGAAATCCGATGGGTTTACATATGTTCCGAACATGGGCGAGGATGGCACAGAAGATGGTACATATACCGTTACTATCCGGTTGCGGACAAAGACGGAAATGGAAAAGGCAATTGATGAGCTTAAAGCCGGACATGAAGCAAATGCAGAAGCAATCCAAGAACTGGCAAGCATTGCTGCAGAAAGTGAGGTGTAGGATATGGTTAAATTTTATGTAAGACGTATTCTGGTAGACAAGAAAATGACGATTGATGAAGTGCCGATGCGTTGGCGCGCAAAAGTACAAGAAGAGATTGAGAAACAGCTTTCCGCTTCTCTGCAATGACATTTTCTGTCGAAACTTGCGACCGAAAAATGTTGAAATCATGCATATTACAGTGATACTATGGACTTGTCCGAAAGGACACTTCAAGTTCTGGCATGGGTGGGGTTTGGCATGACTCCGCCCATAATTGGGGATTGACCATGCCGAACACACGTTCTATAATATCTGTATCGCTACATAGGGCACATGATTGGGGGTTTTAGGTTGGGAAAAGAGTACTACAAAAATGAAATCATTAAACTTATTGAAAAATGCGAAAATTTGCATTGGTTAAAAACCATATATGCATACATAAGTAACTTATTAAAATAGGAAAAGAGCCAAGGGTCTGCGCATTGCCCTTGGCTCTTTTTTACTTTTTGTCTGAAATCATATCTACTAAATTTTCTAAGGCTGTCCAATCGCTTTCGCTTAATTTGCACAGTGCAGAAACAAGTCGATACTTAAAGTTTTCATCACCTAATCTTTGGATTTCTCCAAGCATTGCTGAAATCTGTTCGTCTTTTGATAACTCAACAAACATTTCTCCGTTTCCGGTGCGAAGCCAATCTTCATTGACATTAAACTCTTGACAAATCAATTTAACAGTTTGTTCTGATGGAGAATTTTCTCCGCTTTCCATTTTGCATACAGCAGATCGTGAGACTAAAATTTTTTCTGCAAATTCGGTTTGACTTAATTTTGTCGATAACCGAACTTGCTTTATTCTCTCATTCATCCTTTACCCTCCTTTCACAATTATATTAACATTAAATGTTCATTAAGTCAACAAAAACTATTGACAATGTATATTTAATGTGCTATTGTATGTACATCAAATGAACAGGAAAGAGGTGAGAACATGAAGAAAATGACGTTCAGACAAAAGCGAGACTTACTTGATAAGTTTGAGCCGTTCATTATTGGCGGAGTCCAATTCATAAGTGCATTGGCTGGAGCTGCTGTCGGAATAGCTATCTGCTACTTTTTCTAAATGATATGTGGCGGTTGCCGTGATTATGGCAACGACAAATGGGATAAGGATATTTCTCAAAAATGAAAGGAAAAAGTATTCTTTATAAAATCTTCCTTTTGGAGAAACTATAAAGCTAAAATTTGATCTATCCGCAGATGTACTTACTTTTGTTACATATCCTTTATCCTGCAAATCCAAAAACGCTTGATATACATCTTCTTCATCGAATTTACCTATTTCGGAAAGTTCGATTGAAAAATTTGTTTTAGATATTTTCTTTAATATTATTCTTTCAATTTTTAGAAGCATGTTAATTCCTCCGTTTTTGAAAATATTATATCACAGAAAGGAAGCGAAAATATGGATAATTTAGTACGCATTGGAAATGCGGATATTTCCATCAAAGAGTACAAAGGCAAAAGAGTGGTCACATTTAAGGACATTGACATGGTACATGAAAGACCAGACGGAACAGCAAGACACAGATTCGCTGAAAACAAGAAACATTTTGTTGAGGGAGAAGATTATTTCGTTTTGAAACCGTCAGACCTTGAAAATACTGAATTGGACGGATTTCGTCCAGTAGGAATTGATACCGTGAGTCCAAGAGGAACAGCACTCATTACCGAACAGGGCTATTTGATGTTGGTCAAGTCATTTACGGATGATTTGGCATGGGAAGTGCAAAGAAAATTAGTTTCTTCCTATTTTAATGTACATCAAAGTGTCAACGATCAGTTATCTCCGGAATTGCAAGCATTGCAAGGACTTCTTAATCAAATGGTTCAAAAAGAACTTGCTGACAAGGAGAGAGACAGACAGATTGCCAAGGCACAGGACACAGCACAGAAAGCCATTGAGACAACTGAACATATCAAAGAAGCGGTGAAGCCGGTATTTGATAATTGGAGAAATGAAATCAATGCCAAGTTTAACCGGATTCAGAGAAATGCAGATTGTCAATTCAATGTATTGAGGACTGAAATGTATTCAGAACTTGAACGCCGTGCCGGATGCGACTTGAATAGAAGAATCAGAAACAGGCGTGAGCGCATGGCAGAAAGCGGATGCACGAAAACAGAAATCAGCGCATTGAACAAAATGGACATTATTGAGGATGATAAGAAATTGCGTGAAATCTTTTCGAAAATCGTAGCAGAGTACGAAATTAGATATTGCGCATGAAAGGAGGAACAAAAGTGAAAAAACCATCTGTTTCAGATGTTGCATTAGTGGTGTCAATCTTAACTTTGATTTTTGTTGTAATCAATTCTTTTATATGAAATGCGAAATTATGCTCCATATAAAAGCCAAGACTGATACAGTAACCGCAATCCATCCTTTGATATCTGCCTTGCTAGATGTTTTTACTGCGGTTTCAGATTGAGCCTTAGAACTTTCTGCAATTTCTTTTGCTGATTCAGCTTGCATCTTTGCGGATTCGGCAATATCGTGAAGTTCTTTGCTTGTTTGCTCAATAAAAGCGGTTTGTGCTTCTAGCATCTCAATCGGGGATTTGCCATCTTCGTATTTAGGCATTTCGATGTCTGTGACGGATTTGTTGAAAAAACCATCCAATTGTGGACGAGTAGGTATGTAGCGCATATGGAAATCTCCTTAAGTTTTTAAGGAATTATATCATGGAAAGGAAGTGAATTCAATGAGTGAAAAGGAAAAACGTGTTGTCGAAAAACTTCGTGATGCCATTCCGAATATGACAGATTTTCAGAAAGGATATGTTCTTGGAATGGTAGAGAGTTCTGCTTCAAAACATAGTGAGCAGGGCGAGGAAAACGAAACACATAATGGAAAGGAGAATTAAAATGAGCAATTTTGAATTTCAGAAAGTTAATTCAAGGGTAATTCGTAGCGGTGACAACTATTTGGCAAAGGTAGACTCTGCGGAAAGTTTTTCAAGCATTTTCGTTGACGAGGAAACAACATATGGAGTTTCTGTAAGAGATGCGCAGATACAGACAGGAGATTCGACTTACACACCCGCAATGGCTTTTACATATTCCATGGAAGATGGTTCTGTGCGCTTTATAGATGTTGTTGTATGTCCGTTACTCGGAACGTTTGTTTCTGACTTGTACTAAATTATAAAGTGGCAGAAAGGGACATGAATGAAAAAAGTAATCCAATTCATTATAGGTGCGGTTGCAATGGAGTATTCCTTAGTTGCCGCGTGCTATATGGATAGTGAGGGCGCGGTAGGGAATATAGCGGCTATTAAATTTGTAGCCGGTGCGGTAATTGCGGCAATCATGTATTACTGGTCGGAAGTAGACCGAAAGAGAGCTGAACTTGACAAGCGAATTAAGAGAAAACGCAGAATGAGAGAGGATGCATGGTAGGCGTTGTGTATATAAGTGGCACGAGATGTTCCACGAAAGAAAAGCGTATGCTTGCTGAACTTTTGGCAGGGAAACGAAAGAAACAGAATGATAAAGATAATTTTGAAAAGGTTCTTGACAGAGAAATGGGAAGGAGAAGCAATGGAGAACAAAATAACGTTGATCGGTGATGTTGTATCAGCACCAAGGGAAAGCCATAAATCGAACGGTAAGAAATTTTATAAATTTTTCATCGGAGTTGAAAGAAGAAGCGGTGTTGCAGATATACTTCCGGTACTGTTTGATGAAAAAATCTGTGATACAGAAATTAGCGGAACAGTATGTGTCAATGGGAAGATAATTACTAGGCGCGTGAGAACAGGATCCGGAGAAGCCATTCTTATGTATGTTATGGCTGATGCGATCACAAAACCAGAGGATGATAGCCCTTTGAATGAAGTAAGTCTTGATGGAATCATCGAGGAAAAGCACCTTAGAGAAACACCACTTGGTCGTAAAATCTGTGATGTGAAACTCAAAACTTTAAGAGAGAATGGGAAAGAGGATTTGATTACTTGTATTGCATGGGGAAAGTGTGCAGAATATACGGACTCGCTTGCTTTAGGCGATAGGGTAAGCACATACGGAAGATTACAGAGCCGTAGATACAAGAAAACGTGTAAAAATGGTCGCGTTGTGGAAAAAGTTACATATGAGTTATCAATAAAAGGAATCGTGGGGGTGTAACATGGGGAAGAAAAATTATGTTTATGTTCCAAGGGATGAGTATGATGAGCTGATTGAGTATAAGTTGCATATCAACGCACTGTATGAATTCATTACGAAAAAACATGCCAGCAGCATTAAAGCGTGCGGACATAAGTGCGAAACTATCTGCATGGAAGCTATCGAACTTGCTTGTGGATATTATGACAATGAAAAATATTTCAACAATCTGAAAAGAGAATATAAGGAAAGGATGGAAAAGAAATGATTTTAAAATCACTACATGGGGAGAACTTCAAGGGCATTAAGAGCATTGACATTAAATTTGGGGAGAAAAAGACAAAGATTAGCGGACAGAACGCGTCCGGAAAGACTACGATTTTTGATATGTTCGCATGGTTGCTTTTTAACAAAAACAGTGCCGGAGAGGAAAAGTTCAATGTCAGACCATTGGATAAGGACGGGCACCGCATCGACAACGTGGAAATCAAGGTCGTGGGAGTTATTGACGTTGATGGGAAAGAAGTAGAACTTTCCAAGGTTCAGAAACAGAATTGGGTTAAGAAGCGTGGAACTAATACGGTATCATTGCAGGGAAACCCAAATTCTTATGAGATTGACGGCTATCCGAAAAGCGAAGCTGAATTTAAGGCTTACGTTTCCGGCTTGGCGCAGAGTGAGGAAATGTTCAAAATGCTGACCAATCCGCAGTATTTCTCTTCTTTGAAATGGAAAGATCAGCGCGATATTCTGATGAAACTTGTTGCTGAGGTTTCCGATGTGGAACTGGCACAGACCGATGCCAAGTATGCACCGCTGATTGATGAATTGGAGAAAGCGCCATCTACAGATGATATTCGCGCCAAGTTTTCCAAAGCGTTATCCGAATGGAAGAAGAAACAGGCTGAAATCCCGGTGCGCATTGATGAAGCCGAAAAATCCAAGATTGATGTGGATGTGGCAGAGCAGGAGTTGTTAAAGGCTGACCTGGAGCGGAAGATTGAAGCGGTTGACGATCGTATGGAAAATTCCGGAACCGAGATTGGCAGACTCCGTGGAAAAGAAATGCAGTTGCAATTTGATATGTCCGGCATTATGCAGGTCATGAATGACGAACTTTCCGCAAAACGTAGAGGTCTTGACAGTGCCAAGGATGATGCAACACGAGAGTTCAATGACTTACATAATCAGATTCAGTCTGCGGAAAATCAGATCAAGACAAATGAGAAGACAATTTCCGATACAGATGCAGAGCGGAAAAATCTTGGTGTTGAATACAATGCAGAATTTTCCAAGGCATTTGATGAAATGCCATATCTCTTTGATGAATCCAAGTGGGTATTCAACGAAAATAGCACTGTTTGTTCATTATGCGGGCAGCAGTTACCGGCTAATAAGATTGAGCAGTTAAAGGCTGATTTTGAGCAGAAAAAGGCAGATGCCAAGGCACGTGCCACCAAGCAGTTAGAGGATGCACGCAAAGCATTTGATGATGCAAAGGGCGCAAAACTTAAAGGTCTGATTGACAAGGGCAACGCTTGCAAGGCTGATATTGAGCGATTGACAAAGGAAAACGCCAAGTTGCAGGAAGATATTGTGGCACTCAAAGAGCAGGAATCCAAGGCACTTGCAAAGCAGAATGATTATGCAAAGCAGTTATCCGAGATCCCGGCAGAAGCTGATTATTCGCAGAATGAAGAGTATGTGAAGCTGAAAGCGGAACAGGACGAAGTCCTTGCCGATATTGCCAAATTGGAATCCACGGGAGCAGATAAGGTTGTTGATGACTTAAAAGCAGAGAAAAAGGACTTGCAGGAACAACTTGACGAAGTGAACGGAATCATTGCTAAGGCATCTATGAATGTTGAAATTGATGAGAGAATCACACAGCTGCAGACAGAGCAGAAAGAAATCGGGCAGAAAGTTGCCGACCAGGAACAGATGCTTTACCTCTTGGAAGAGTTCATGCGCTTCAAGCTGAATAAGGTTTCTGAATCCATCAATAGCCATTTCAAGACAGTTAATTTCAAACTCTTTGAAATGCAGTTAAATGGCGGCATGAAAGATTGCTGTGAGTGTACCGTGAATGGCGTACCGTATTCGACTTTGAATAGCGGTCACAGAATCATAGCAGGACTGGATATTATCAGTTCCCTTAGCGAGTTATACGGTGTAAGCGTGCCGATTTTCATAGATAACGCCGAATCGCTGAATGAGTTCAATGTGCCGGATATGGACGCACAGTTAATTCTTTTGAGCGTAACAGAGGACAAGCAGTTGAAAGTGGAGGGTGCGTAGAATGTCAAGAATAGGGACAAAAAATAACATCACACAGCCGGATGCGCGGTGCATGTCATGCAAGCGTTGGAAGAACGCAAATAAAGGGTTTTGGGGAGGAGACGGACATTGTTCTCTTCCGTATTGCGAAAAAGATGCGAGGAATAAAGGAAAGAGAGGTTACAGATAAATGGATGATATTGAAAAATTGAAGGCTGAAAACTCGGATTTGCGAACAAAGGTAGATGAACTTATGAGTAATAAATATTGCCTTGAAGAAAAACTTGGAAAAGTCTCAGAAACAAACGAAAGACTTTTGCGTATTCTTGAAAATTTGTCAAATGGATATGTGAAAAAGGAGGGTTAATGATGCATTATATTAAAGCAAAATTTCCAAACAGCACCAGAAGTTATACATACCGAACCGAGGATTCCGTAAAAGCCGGTGACACGGTTGTAAATGCCAATGGTGCAAAGCTGACCGTTACGGATGAAACCGTGGATATGAAGTGGGTGGATACCTACGGTGCTGATAAGGTGGCAGTTGTGAAGAAGTATGAAGAAAGCGAGGAATAGATATGGTTATCAAAACAAAGAGATTTTATGTAAATCTTAAGTCATGCAAGGTTGAACTTAAGAAAGAGGGTGCTGATTACCTTGTGGTAGTTGACGGCAATGTGTACGCAAAGACTCCAAACGAGTTGTATGCGGTGCAGAAATTTAACGAGATTTAAGAAAGCGAGGAATAGAAATGATTAAATCAGATTTAGGAACAATAGAAGTAGACGGAAGAGAGCCGGTTATCATGGCTGAATTTATAACTCTTTTAGTAGCATTAAGGAATGCTCTCGGAGAGGAGAAATACAACCGTGCTTTGCAGAGAGCAAATGATAGTGTGGAGTCCAAGAAAGACACAGAAACATTGAAAAATGAAGAAAAAGAACGCATGGCAGAAGTTATCAAAGCTATTTTAAGCGGAATGGAGGAAAAATAATTATGGCAGAGAACACAGAATTAGTAAAGGCAGAAGAAAAGACAGAGGTTGCAACACACAATAACAAGGTTACCGATTACAGCCTTGGAATTTTCGGAACATCCGACAATTTCATCATGGCTATGCAGATGGCAAAAGCGTTAGCCGAGTCAACAATAGTTCCGCAGACGTATCAGAAAAATCCATCTAACTGTTTGATCGCCATTGAGCAGGCGCAGAGAATGCACATCAGCCCACTTATGGTTATGCAGAACCTTTTTCTGATACAGGGCAAGCCAAGCTGGAGCAGTAAGTTTTTGATCGCGTCTATCAATGCCAGCAACAAATTCGACATGGAGTTGCAGTACGACGAAACCAAGGACAAGAACGGAAAACCTTATTCTTGCACTGCGTGGACTATGAAAAATGGTCGAAGAATTGAGGGCATGGAAGTTAATATGCAGATGGCAGATGATGAAGGTTGGACGAAGAAGAACGGTAGCAAGTGGAAAACAATGCCGCAGTTAATGCTTCGTTACAGAGCGGCATCATTCTTCTCTAGTCTGAATTGCCCTGAACTAACAATGGGACTTTATACCAAGGAAGAAATCGAGGATGGCGATTTCAAGGAATATCCGATGGAAGATTTACAGAAACAGGTCAAGCGTGATATTACGGAGAACGCCAACAGTGAGCCATTTGTTACGGCGGAACCTTGTTCAACCGAAAGTGCAGCAGTCGAGCCAGAGAAAGTAGCCGGAGAAGTTGCTGAGAATGACGAGAATGTACCGGACTTTATGAAAGATTAGGAGGTTTTCTATGAGAGTTATATCGCAGGACGGAACGCTTGATATGCCATACGAAGAGGTGATTATTCAGAGATTCAGGTCAAGAATTTATTTCCTGAACAAAAACTTAATAGGTGTTGAGTCGCTTAATGAAGACATGCAAATTGCTGAATATCCCACCAAAGAAAAAGCGAAGAAAGCCATGGAAATGCTTAGGATTGCGTATGAAAATAATGAATTTTATCATCATACTGCCAATTCAGAACACTTCACGGAATTTTCCCAAGCGTTAAGCAAAGAAATGTTTAAGAAAGCTACATCAGAATATTTTCAGTTTCCTACAGAGGAAGAATTGGAGTAGGGTATGGATAATTTAACAAGATACACCGCAGACGATGAAGTACCGAATTGTGGACGATGTGAACACATCAATGATTCTAATGAATGGTGTATGCAAAATTGCGGCGGAGCAAATGGCTGGAGCGGCTATTTGAGATATGGAGAAAGCGAGGTGACAAAAGATTGAAACTTAGAGTTTTGGGTTCAAGCAGTTCCGGAAACTCATACGCCTTGATTTCAGACAGTGGCGAAATCCTTGCCATTGAAGCCGGATGCAAATTTCTTGATTTTAAGAAAATGATTGATTGGAAAATAGCAAATGTTTCCGGATGCATTGTGAGCCACGAACATGGAGACCATGCACGATACATAAAAGATTTCATGAAATCCGGCATTCCGGTTTATACGGCATTTGAGACACAGACCGCACTTGAAATCATTACAGGAGAGCGTACAATAGCCATTCCACCACGCAGAGCACGGCAAATCGGCAGTTTTACGGTTACTCCCTTTAATGTACCGCATGATACAGAAATCGAGTGTTATGGCTATTTAATCGAGCATGAGGAAATGGGTAAACTGTTATTCTTGACCGACTTGGAATATTGCAAGTATGACTTTTCCGGTATGAAGGTTGAGCATATCATGGTTGAAGCCAATTACAGCATGGACTTGGTAGACAGGAATGAGCCAAATTACGAACACCGTTTACGAGGGCATATGAGCCTTGATACGGCACTTAAATTTATTCAGACGAACGACAACCCGGCTTTACGGAATGTCGTTTTAATACACTTATCGGACACAAGCGGAGATCCCGCGTTATTCCTAAAACGAACGAAAGAAACAATTGAATATGGAGCGAATGTTTATGTTGCAGAGAAAGGGCTAGAGGTTGATATGAACCTTTGTCCGTTTTGAAAGGAGAAAGCATGGAGAAATTCTATATCGTATCCAATGAGCGGTTTTTGAAAGAGATTAGAGATTTCAAAAAGCACTCAGAGGAAAGGCGGAAAGTAATAAATGAGTTCTTTGACAAGAAAGGGATTGCCGGCGAATGCTATCAAATTTGCGGTGATGGCGCGATCAATGAACCTTTTAAAGATTTTCAAAAGGGCGAGATTCGATTATATATCGAGTCTTGCGAGGAAAACAATCAGAAATTCGGAAGGGAATTATTAAAGCCTGTCAAGCTGTTTTGCGATTCGGATGTGATGATGCGGAAGTTTAGAGCGAATAGTAAGACACTAAAAGAGTTCCAGAACTTATGCATCGAGAGAAACATTGTAATCAATAATGATCCGATTAGAGAGGGAGATTATTTCAGAGAATTGCATATGGGCGGTTACTCGGTTTCGAGATTCGAATACAACGGAAAAATGTATTTGAGAATGTATACATCAAGATATGATGACATTACACCGGAACAAGAGGGATTCAACGAAATCAAAGGCAGTGAGTATTTTAAATCACTTGAAGAGTTAAAAGAACAAACATTAGGTTGAAACACCTTGGCGAAAGCCTAAAAGAAACTATCTTGTTTGGCGAATAGTTATCACAAACCTTATTGAAAGCCATGTTTTGGCGGTGCGTTTACCGTACCGCCCTTACAAAAGATTGGAGGTAAAAATTGAAATTATGTGAATACTGTATGGTTGAATTTGAGCCGAAGCGACCAGATCAAAAATACTGTAGACCAAAATGTGCCAAAAGATACGCACAGTTTAAGAATTTTAAAAAGGCTGGAAGAATTGTGTATACAAGAATATGCCCGAAATGTGGCAGGCTGTTTATGACGATAGATGAACGCAAAGTTGATTGCCAAGACTGCATCGGCATTGACATTAAAGAACGATTGAGAAAGCCAAAGAAAAAGGATGATGCAATCAAGGCTGTGAATCATATGGCACGCGCTTCCGGAATGAGTTACGGAAAGTTTGTGGCTCAAATGAGCATGGAACGGTTAGAGAGGAAGTGATTGAATGGATTATAAGAAATTCAAACAGGCGAAAGCCGTTGAAGCAAAGAACAAAAAACGTTGGTTGGAAGTGAACCCAAAGCTGGATGATGAAAGCGGAATTTACTCGTTAGTAAGGGTTGACGAGTATGGCTTCCGGTATGCCTACGTGGGACAGGCAAAGCATATTTTGACAAGGCTTGCACAACATCTTGTTGGGTATCAGCACATTGATCTTTCGCTGAAAAAGCACGGTCTGTTTTCGCAAGACAACAAATATGGTTGGAAAGTTGGTTGCGCGCATTATCCAGAAAATGAGCTGGACGAGAAGGAGCAGTATATTATCAAACTGTATGCAGACAAAGGCTATCAACTTCGCAATAAAACAAGCGGTTCACAGGGCGAGGGTAAAGCTAAGATTGATGATTACCGTCCGGCAAAAGGCTATTATGACGGCATTAAGCAGGGCAAAAAGAGCCTTGCCAAGGAATTATCGCATATAGCTGAAAAGCACCTTGAAATCCGCTTGAAGCCGGAGAAACAGGGTAACAAAGTTTCTGAAAAGCAGTATGAGAAGTTTATGGCTTTGATTTCTGAAAATACATATGAGGAGAGTGATTAAATGGCAGAAGTCAAGTGGATTAAAATCACAACAGATGTCTTTGATGATGAAAAGATTCTGCTGATTGAGAGTATGCCGAGTGCGGATAGCATCATTACGATTTGGTTCAAACTTCTCATTCTTGCCGGAAAACAGAATAACAATGGTGTGTTTATGATGAGCAACAAGTTGCCGTTCACGGATGAAATGCTTGCCACCATTTTCCGCAGAGATTTGAACACGGTAAGGCTTGCGCTTAAGACTTTTGAAGAATTTGGAATGATTGAAGTTGTTGACAATGTGATAACGATTCCGAATTGGAATAAGCACCAAACACTTGACGCTTATGAGAAGAAAAAGGAACGTGACAGGCTATATCAGCAGAACCGGAGAAAGAAGCAGAAAAACCTAATTGAGCAAAAATCGCCCGATAAATCGTCTGACGTCGTTGTTTCAGATAAAGAAGAAGAAAAAGAAGAAGATAAAGAGAAAGAAAATATAAAAGAAAATTCGCTGTCGCCCGATTCCGGAGATTTGTTTGATTTTGACGATGCATGGAAAAAGACTTTTAGTATATACCCCAAGAAAACAGCGTACAGTACCTCTAAAACAGCTTGGATGGATAAAGTGCTAGAAGTTATCGAAGAGAACCAACCGGACATTGCACGGCTGTTATACAAAGCCACAGAGGCATATTTGAGTGACTATCAAGAAAAGAATCCAGACGATACTGATTTTCGGTACATTCCAAAATATGTTGATTGGCTGAAAAATGATTGCGATTATTGGTTGCAGATTGCGGAGAAACGAGGTGATTGCAGTTGACAGAAGCGGAGTTCGGAGTGATCGGGTGCGTATTGATTGACAATGATGTGTTAAATAGTATCTGGCGGACGCTGAAACCGGAAATGTTTAGTTCGGATTTCGCGCAGGACGCATACAAGGAAATGCTTGCCATGTATGACCGGAATGAAAGCATTGACCCAATGTCTTTATCAATGGCACTTGAGAATCACAAATACACGCAGGAGCAGATTAGCGAATTGATGAAATCCTGTATTACCGGAACAATCACTTCAACCATGGTTAAAAGTTATGCCGATGCGGTTTCGAAAGAATACAAAGCAAGAACGGTTCGTGACATGTATCAGAAATCCAGCTTAAAGCCATGTGACATTGATGATACAATCAGCGATCTTCTTACAAAACTTGAACATTTGCAAGAGGGAAAAGAAGTAAAGCTGAAGCCAATTAAGGAGATTGTTGGTGAGAATAAGGACAAGTATTTCAACGAAAGTGTTGGAGAGGGCGGTATAAAAATCGGGTTATCACAGCTTGATGATGCGCTTGGAGATCTTGAACGCGGTGACGTAACAGTAATTGCCGCAAGACCGGCAGTTGGGAAATCCGCACTTACAACGCAGATTATTGGGAATATGGCAAAAAAAGGACTTAAAGTCGCATATTTCAACTTGGAGATGATCGATAAACAGGTGTATGAACGATTTATTTCAAGGCTTGCGGAAATCGGTTTAACGAGAATCAGAAGGGCAAAAGCGTTTCTTGGTGATGAACAGGAAAAATTTAACCAAGCAAATGAAGAAATGAGTGATTATCAATTATGGATTGCATCCGGTACCGTATCTCCGAGGGAAATAAAGTCGGAATGCAGACACCAAAACTTTGACGTTATCGTTGTTGACTATCTGCAATTGCTTATGCCGGATAACAGATATTCTGGAAGAAATGAAGAAGTAGCATCAATTTCAAGAGGTTTAAAATCGGTTGCAAGAGACTTAAATACACATGTAATAGCACTTTCACAGATAACAAGAGCTTCCGAAAGCAGAGACACAAAAGAACCTACCATGGCAGAGTTGAGGGAATCCGGGGCAATCGAACAGGATGCGTCAAACATAATTATGCTGTGGAATCTGTCAGACAATGACAAGGGAGCCAAGGGTGTAAAAATCGAGAAGAACAGGCAGGGAATGACAATGCGTGAAGCAATGGAGTTTGATGGAGATCACATGAAGTTTGTTGAAATCGAAAAACCGTTTGATGATGTTGTTGCGGAAATAAAAAAGAAAGAACGTGGGGACGGATTTAAGCCATACAATGGCGATTGTCCGTTTTAGGGGTAGTGGCTATGGCAAGTGCAAAGATTGAAAAGGGTTCGGAAGAATGGCAAGTATTTATGGATTATTGGCAATTCATTCAGAAATACTATTCTCCGGACAGCACTGATTCTTGGTGGGATGAAGTTGTAAAAGCCGGAGAATCATTGATAAACAAATACAAAGGCATGGAGATTGAAGAGCGTGCAAGACAGCTTGTATTGAGTCATTTTGCATGGTTGGAAATCACATACAGAAAGGAGAAATCAAAGAAATGAGCAATGCGTTGAGACGGAATAAAAAGCCAACATTTTACACCAAACAGGAGATGCGGACTATCGGGCGAAATGATTTTGAAAAGAGAAATGCTGATAAGGTTATATCAAAATCATACAAAGATTTTGTCGTGATTGGGTACATAATTCTGCATGACAAATTCGGATTCGGACAGACAAGAATCATCCGGTTGCAGGATTTTTTGAAATCTTACTTAGATGAAGCATCGTCCGGTGGAAAGAATGGCAAGGACTTGGCTGTTTACCTGAAAAGTAAATACGGAATCGACATCAAAGAGGAAATCAGAAAAATTCCACAGAGACAGTTAATGAATATGTATGCAAAGAAAGGTTTTTGCATCGAGCGTGAAGCATACAGGCTTTCCAGCGCATCGTTGTTTAACTATTTTGCACTGACACTTACGATTCTGAAAAAGGAGTTTAAGATAACAGCGAAACAGTTGCAGTATTTCTCGGACAAATTCATCGACTATATTGATACGTTAGCTAATTACAAGCAGTTTCAGTTAACGGTTCCGATGATAGCGCAGAGTTTGGCGAATGAGATTAAGTTTGTATGTGATTTGGAGGTTTAATATGACGAATAAAGAAAAATATGCGGATAAAATCATTGATATTACAGTAAGTAAACTTGCACTCAAAGATGGCGAGCCTGTTCCATGCGCAGAGATGAGATGTTCAGAGTGCGGATTCTATATTTCTAATTATTCATGTAAACATAAAATGCTGGAATGGTTAGATTCAGAATATGTTGAGCCGCCTGTTGATTGGAGCAAGGTAGCGGTCGATACGCCGATTCTTGTGAAAGACGTAAAAAGCGGCGAGTGGAATCGGGGATATTTTGCAATGTATGAAAACGGCACGGTGTTAACTTGGTATCATGGAGCAACATCATGGAGCGCAGAAGGTGAATCAGATATTGCAAGTTGGAAATTCGCGAAGCTGGCAGAAAGTGAGGGATAGCATGGAGAGACTAACGGAGAGAAATCCGTTGTGGATTGATGATGAAATGTGGGAAAGGGCATGTGAACCAGATTGTGAAGAAATAGATGCCGTATATCGGAAACTCAAAGACTATGAGGATGCCGAGGAACAGGGCAGAATGATTATTTTCCCATGTAACAAAGGAGATAAAATCTATGAATTTTATCGCGAATGTGCAGAATGCAGATTAGAAGCCGGAGAGACACCGGAAGATATTATCAGCATGAGGAGAGTTCGTTATTTTGGGTATGATGGAGATGAAGCATACATTTACGCGTCACAAGCATTACCTGTTCGACTTTTTAATAACGATGAGCCATTTTGTATTCCGGTAAGTGAGATAGGAAAAACAGTATTTCTCACAAAATCCGAAGCCGAAGCAAAACTGAAAGAATTGAGAGGTGGAGAAAATGGATAAATTTCTTAAAAGCGTAAGCGAGTGTGACTTTGACAGAAGAATATCGGAAGTTGTTGAAATGCTTGAAGAAAAACAACTCTACGGAACTATTAGTTTGATAAAAGATTTGAAATATTATCTTGACTTAGCTACGAAAGAAAAAGCACACACTTGCAACTGTCAGCACAACAGCAATTCAAGAGATGATGAGCCTTGTTGCGGATGCGATAGCAAATTTTCAGAAAATGATGATACAAAAAACAAAGTTACATCTCTGGAAATTATCGTAAGGGTGATAGACAACAATCCATATTACGAAATCAAGTACAAAAAAGTCGGCGAAGATTATTACCATGTAGGTTACAGTTCATTCAATATTGATAATGTATTGAAATGGCGTGATGAGTGTTTTGAACTTGTTGATGCGAAAGCGACCCATGCCGACAGGATAAGGAATATGTCAGATGGAGAGTTAGCAGAGGTGATGCCTTGTCCATACATGAAAGACCCGTACGATGAGTGTGTTCATGGTTGGCATGATTATGATTGCAGTAAATGTAAACTTGATTGGCTTCAATCAGAAGCGGAATAGAGGGGTAAAAATGAATAAAGTTAGATTTGAGTTTCATCTTGCAGTAATAAAATTTTATTTTTCGATAATGAATTTATTATATGAAAGATGTTGCGAACACATTATTAAAGCTGAGAAAATTCTAGAGGAATTAGAAAGGAGAGAGCATGGAAGATAGATATTTATTCAAAGGCAAAGAAAAAGATAGTGGAAAATGGTTGGAGTGGAATGTAATGGAAGGAATCCCACATAATGTAACTATTTTAACTAATACAATCTGCTAATGCACAGGGCTGAAAGACAAGAATGGCAAGCTGATTTGGGAGAATGATGTTGTAAAAATAAATAATAGCAAGGTGAATACGCTTATAACATTTAGAGATTTTGAAATTATATGTACAATTCCTAACGAAAAATATTATAAGCATAGGCTTGAATATGATACTGAATATGAAGTTATTGGCAACATATTTGACAATCCGGAGTTGTTAGAAAGTGAGGAATAGCATGGGCGGAAATGTAGTAAGCAACCTTTGTTCATTGCCAGCAACGGATTTGAATTTTACATCAGAACTTAATCGGGCAACGGCATATCAGATTAAGCAGGCAATCGAGACAATGAAACAAAACGGTGGGAAAAATAAAGGCAGGATTAAAGCCTGTGAAAGAGAACTGGAAAACAGAAGACTTACGAAAAAAGATAAGCATTGAAAGTATGTCTCTAAGGAGCATTTAAGCATTCTTTGTAATACATTTTCATCGGAACATAGGCTTAAAGCCATTCTGAACAAGCTTGGGGAATACGAAGATGCTGAACGGCAGGGGTTGCTTTTACAGTTACCATGCGAGGAAGTGAACAGAATGGATAACAAGTGGATTCCATGTAGTGAACAGATTCCGGAAGAACCGGAAGAAAACCCATTGTTTGATGGAAAATGTTTGGAAGTATATTTGGTAACAACAAAATACGGAAGTAGTGAGCAGGATAAGGTATATCCGTTTAGAGCGTTTTGGAATGGAATTAATTTCACGGATGGAATGAATATTCTGGACGTTATCGCTTGGATGCCATTGCCAGAGCCGTACAGAGAAAGCGAGGAATAGCATGGAGAGATTAACAGAAAGCAATCCATCGTGGATTGATGATGAAATGTGGGAAAGGGCATGTGAACCAGATTGTGAAGAAATAGATGCCGTATATCGGAAACTCAAAGACTATGAGGATGCCGAAGAGCAGGGATTACTTCTGCGGTTGCCGTGTGGAATTGGCTCAGATGTATATATAATTCCTAGCAAAATCAATTGTGAATTAAATATTTTAAGTCTGCACCCGGAGAACAACAAAGTTTATCATCAGAAAGTAGCCTTGATTACTTTTACAGAAAAAGGATGGTACATGGAGTGTGATAAGGATCGAGAATATGCTACAGACCGAATCCTGTCAGAAAAAATGTACAAGGAAACCTGGTTTTTATCACAAGAAGAAGCCGAAGCCAAGTTGAAAGAAATGGAGAAAAAATAATGGGATATATCAGAGTTCTGGAAGAAAAGCAAATTGAAGAAAGATGTTCCAACTGTCTGTATTGTGGTTCGAATGGTGTCACATGCGCAAATGCAAATAATAGTGGGAAGCCTATGGTATTTGTTAATGGTGGCAGGGCGTGTAAATGGTATTGGCTGAACCAGAATAAATACAGGAGGATATAAACGATGGAGAATAGATTTTTATCCCGTGGAAAGCGGATTGATAATGGGGAATGGGTGGAAGGATATCTGTCATACCCATTTTGCACGGAAAAGGGCAACGAAAGTTATTATTTCTACGCAAAGGATAGTTTGGGTTTCTTCTGTCGTTGTGTTGTAGATGCATCTACTATCTGCCGGTGCACAGGACGTGAGGACATGAACGGTAATCTGATTTTGGAAAATGATATTGTTGCTTATTGTGACACATACAGTACAGAAAGTGGACTGTCAGAAGCTGATTGCATTGGTGAGGTTTTGTGGGATGACGAAACAATGTCTTTTCAAGTTACAAACAGATTATCTGCTGAAAGCTATGAGGTTTTGGATGAATGTAGTGTTATCGGCAACATATTTGACAACCCAGAACTGTTGGAAGTGTAACTATGACGGAGAATGAAGCAATCGAGATTGCGAAAGGCGGTGGAGTGGATGAATAAGCCATGTGAACATTGCGACAAGGCAGATTGCAAGAAATATAAGAGTGACTATTTTAAGTGCGAAAAACCTTGTGAAAGAGCAAAGATGTGCAAAAGGAATGATGAACAGCTTTTGAAAATGTTGAGAGGAGGTGTGGCAGATGGAAATTAAGCCGATTTTATTCAATTCCGAAATGGTTCGGGCAATTCTGGACGGACGGAAAAGTTGTACCAGACGGTTGGTTAAACATGATGTTGAATCAGTTCTCAACAGTCCATATCATAAGGCACATCCAGAGGTAGAAGATAAACAGATTATAAGCAAACTATGTAATCCACCGTATCAGCTTGGGGATATCATCTACATCCGTGAGACCTGGGCGTGGTGTCCGTGTTGGGATTGCGGTCTGGATGTTGAAGAGACCGGATGCGGGCACGAACAAGAGCAAAAATACAATGGTGAGAAAAAGGAACATGGATGTTACATATACCGTGCATCGTGTGCCGACAATGAATATCCATCGGTGGATACGTGGCACCCATCCATCCACATGCCGAAAGAAGCGGCGCGTATCTGGCTTAAGGTTACGAATGTGAGGGTGGAGCGGTTGCAGGAAATCACGGTGGATGGATGCCACAGAGAGGGTATAAATATTGAAACAAGTGCTGTGACAGATGGAGAAACTTTAAATAGAAAACATGATTTTAGCTTAGAGAAGTTTGAAACCCTATGGGATTCAACCGTAAAGAAATCCGACATTGACCGCTACGGTTGGGATGCGAATCCTTGGGTATGGGTGATTGAATTTGAGATGTGCGAGAAACCGGAAGGAGTGTGAGGTATGAGTAAAAGCAGAGCTAGTAAAATGAACGGCTATCGTAGCATGGTAAGCCGGCAGAAAAATGATGTTTTTAAGTTTAAGTCTAAGAAGAAAAAGAAAGGGTGATACAGAATGAAGATTTTAAGCAAGAAGAAATACAATAAACTCATTGAAGATTTTGAGGAATTGCAGAAAAAGGTCGAGGAACTCAAAAGGATAAACGAGAGTATCGGGGAAAAGCTGGAAGATAAAAAGACAAGTTGCAAGCTGAATAACGGCAAGGATTTCTGCTTTAAATGTGAAAACTCTTACAGATACAAGACGTATTGGGGAGGGATGGAAACCGAAAAATGCGGTTGCTTGCTTGATGTGTCTTGCGAGGATTTTAAGAAAAAAGAAGATAACTAACTAAAAATCAAAGAAAGGAATAGGTTGTGCGCACATAAAACCGAGGTTTCCTTTTGGTAAGAGAAAATGTTAGATTTTGGATATTACAACATGGATTGTATGCAAGGAATGAAAGAATTTCCCGACAAATATTTTGACCTTGCGATTGTTGATGTGCCTTATGGAATTGGCGAAAGCGGCGGTAAAAACAAGAGCAGGGGTAAATTAGCAAAGCCTACTGATTATAAGGCTTATATCGGAAATGATAGTAAGGCACCGAATAAAGATTATTTTGGGGAATTATTCAGAGTATCAAAAAACCAAATTATATGGGGTGCAAATCATTTTATAAGCAAAATTCCATACGATAGCAGTTGTTGGATTGTTTGGGATAAAGTAAATGGAAACACAGATTTTGCAGATTGTGAACTTGCGTGGACTTCGTTTGATACTGCAGTAAGAAAAATATCATTTATGTGGAATGGAATGTTGCAGGGAAAGAGTATTTCAGAAGGTCATTTAATGCAAGGCGACAAAAGTAAAAACGAGAAAAGAATACACCCAAATCAAAAGCCAGTTGCATAGTACGAATGGATTTTAAGCAGATACGCAAAAGACGGAGATATTATTCTTGACACTCATGTAGGCAGTGCGAGTAGCTTGATAGCTTGTTATAACACAAATCATAAATTTGTCGGGTTTGAGCTTGACGAATACTATTACAAGGTATCAAAGCAGAGGTTAGATACCGAAATGGCACAAATGAGATTAAGTGATTATATTTAACAGGAGAAATGGCTTATGAAATTTACAAAATTCATTAAGCCAGAACTTGAACAAATCAAAGAAAATGCCAATTTCACGGAAGAAGAGGAGAGAATTTTCTCTCTTCTCTGCCGTGGTTTTTCACAAAAGCAAATATCCACAAAAGAAAATCTATCACTAAGAACGATAGAGTACAGAGTGAGAGATATAAAAGATAAAATAGAAAGAACGGGGGTATTTGATTGGATGAAAAAGAACTGTTGAAATATGCCGTTGATAGTGGTATTCTCGACATAGCACTTGTGCAGAAACAAGTCACTATGCAAAAGAGAGAAAAATTACTCAACAAAAACCCTTATAAAATCTATCAAGGAAAGGATGAGAACTGGTACTCATATCTGCCGGATGAAGTAAAAGGCAGACGTAAAATCAAGGCAAAGCGCAGAGAAGCGGTCGAGCAGAAAATCATTGATTATTGGAAAGAGAGAGAGGATGACCCTACAGTTGGGGAAATCTTCAACCGTTGGATTTCACAAAAGCTGGAACTTGAAGAGATAAGCAGGGCAACCTATGACAGATACTTAATGGACTTTCAGAGATACTTTGACGGTATCAAAGATAAGAAAATCAAAAGAATAGACGAATGCGACCTTGAAACGTTTATACGAAACAGCATCCATGATTTCAACATGACTTCCAAGGCATTCTCAAACTTCCGAACGCTGATTTATGGAATCTTTAAGTATGCCAAGCGGAAGAAGTATGTCAAGTTTTCCATTACATACACGCTGAAAGACATGGATATATCGCCAAAAGCGTTTAAGCACGTAGTCCGGCAGGCAAAAGACCAAGTATATATGCCGGATGAAAAGGAACGCATGGAGATGTACTTAAGAAATCACTTGGATATCGTAAACCTTGGATTGCTATTTATGTTTAAGACAGGAGTCCGTGTCGGGGAATTGTCGGCATTAAAGCGGAAAGATGTTGAAAATTACACGGTTGCAATCAATTCTACAGAGACTCGTTACCGGGATGATGACGGTTTTCACTATGAGGTCAAAGATTTTCCAAAATCAGAAGCAGGATTGCGATTTGCCATATTGCCGGACAAGTACAAATGGATTCTTGATGAAGTACGAAAGAGAAATCCCTTCGGGGAATATCTGTTTGAGAGAGACGGAGAACGGTTGAAATCCTACAACTTTCGTGAACGTTTGCGGTATATATGCGAACACGAACTGCGAATGAAAGTGAAATCTCCGCACAAAATCCGAAAGACATACGGCAGCATTCTTCTTGACGGAAAAGTGAAAGAGTCCACAATCCTTGATACTATGGGGCATACAGACATTAGTTGCACAAAAGATCATTATTATTTTGACCGCACAGGAATTGAGGAAAAGAGACAGGAACTTGACTTAATCGAAGCATTATGAGTCCCTAGTACTCAAAAGTACTCAAAGAAAAATTGAAAGAATGGCTATTTTAAGCCATTTCAAGGTAATTACTTTAGGGTTCGATTCCCGTACGGACTGTTTTAAAAGTCGCATAAACACTGTGTTTGCGGCGTCTTAAAAAAATTGGTACTCAAAATGGTACTCAAAAATTGAACACAAAAGAAAGGAGTCTGCGCAAGTGCTTTAGATTCTTTTTTGAAAATGGTAGACTTGGAACGCTGTGGGCGTTCTTTTTTTATGCGGTTTTTCTGCTTATTTTTTGCGGAAGAACCGTATTTTTTTATGCAAAAATATAAGCATAGGAGGGATGCGGAATGTTATTTACAGATGAAATTCTTGAAAAAATCTTAACAAGAGAAGATGTGTCAAAGGTTCCGCTTGTGTATCAGTCAGCAATGATTCACGCAATCAAGGAAGTATTGGAGGAAGAGAATGTATCAGATGCAAAATCAGAATATGGCATTTAACCCAAACCCAAGCTATGCCGCATATCAGTATAACCCAATGCAGAGGTTTCAACAGCCAGAGCCACAGATTCCGCAGATGCAACCGCAGTTTCTTGGAATCCAAGGAAAAGTAGTGCAGTCGGAATCAGCAATCATGGCGAATGATGTGCCTATGGATGGAAGTGTTGCGTTTTTTCCGATGCAGGACATGAGCGCAATCGTAGCAAAACAATGGGATGCCAACGGAACAATCAGAAAGACCGTTTACAAGCCTTTTAATGAGCAGATGGCAGATTCTTCAAGTGACGATAAAAAAATCGAAATAGGGCTATCTGATGATGCGACAAAGGCTATTACTGACAAATTGGATTGCTTGTTTGGAAAGATGGAAGAGTTGGAAGATAAGTTATCTTCGCAAACGCAAAGAAAATCTTCGCGAACACAAAAGGAGAGTGAGTCTTAATGAATCCTATGCAGATGTTACAGGGAATGAAAAACCCACAGCAGTTTTTACAGCAGATGATGGGGAATAACAGCGTAATGAGCAACCCAATGGCGCGCAATGCTATGCAGATGGCACAGAAGGGAGATTCCAAGGGCATCGAACAGATGGCTAGGAATTTGTGCAAAGAAAAGGGAATTGACGCAGATAAGGCTTTTGAGTCGTTTAAAAGCCAGTTAGGAATGTGATACTAATTCTTGCAAGATTATGTATATAAAAAATGAATTATGGAGGTAAAAATTATGTTTGGTTCAAATTGCAACACAGCATCTGTTCCGCTTGTTGCGAACATTGACGGAAACGGAAATAACAACGGATGGGGCGCAGAAGGCTCATGGTTATGGTTCATTATCGTTATCTTCGCTATCTTCGGATGGGGTGGATTCGGTAACGGATTCGGAGGAAACGGAATGAATGGTGGTGTCGGAAGCGAAATCCAGCGCGGATTTGATAATCAGGCGGTTGTGTCAAAACTTGACGGCATTACAAACGGACTTTGTGACGGATTCTATGCAGTGCAAACCGGCATGAACGGCATCAACACAAACATTTTGCAGACCGGATTCGGCATTCAGCAGGCTATCAATGCTGATACAGTCGCTAACATGCAGAATACAAACGCATTACAGTCACAGCTTGCTAACTGCTGCTGTGAAACAAGAGAAGCTATCCAAGGCGTAAACTACAACATGGCAACTAACACTTGCGCATTGCAGAACACCATGAACAGCAACACGAGAGACATTATCGACAGTCAGAATGCAGGAACACGCGCTATTCTTGATTATCTCTGCAATGAGAAAATTTCTAGCTTACAGGCAGAAAATAACGACCTTCGCAGAGCAGCTTCACAGGATCGTCAGAGCGCACTGCTTACAACTCAGATGGCAGCTCAGACACAGCAGATTATCAATGCAGTAAATCCGTCTG